AACTGTATTGTGTAACGGATTTAGCGGATATAAATGACAAACTTAAATAAAAATAAAATGAACATAGAAAAAGAGTTGGCGGATTTGAAAGAAAATATATTAAAAATCACAAGCCTTTACGGGACAACAGGTAACAACCAAAAAAGGGAATTACAATCCTCTTTTAACAAGCTAGAAGCAGCTATTTCTGTTACACGTTGTTGTGATAAGTTGCCGAGTATAGAAAAACTATGGTCTATGGCTGACACTATTGTTGATAGACAGAAAAAGGTGCTTGACGCACCTAACAAAGAAACAATTGATTGGGAGGATTTGACTGAGGATTGGTTTGATTGGTTAGGTGACGAAATAGTAGGCAATTAATTACAACGTATCGCAGATATGCGTAGTTGTGTATTAAAAAACAAAAAATTATGATAACGGAAGAAAAATATTTAGAAGCAAAAAAAATAGTAGAAAACTATAACGAGCAATTACGTATATCTGGTGTTGTACGTAGTAAACGGTTAAAAGAAGAACAAGGCATCAAAGAAAAAGAATGTAGTGATCATTACTATTTACCGAGAGGTAAATGGCAAAGCGGTGTACAGTGCCAAGAATGTGGTAAAGTAATAGATTAGTTTATTACTTACAACTACTGATAAAGAAACTTAAACTGTTCAAAACATTGAAACACAATAATTTAAAACCGTCCATCAAGTGTAGTAGGTGTGATAAAACATTCAATAACGGATCAGAATATAGGACACATTTTTACACACATTTAGATGAGTGGTATAACTCAGAAAATAAAGAAGAGTATATTAAAAATACAACCAATCAAATAAATTAACAAAAAATTAAGAAGATATAATTAATAATTTTATATATTTGCATAAAGAAATAATAAATTATGAATAAAAATATTAGAAAATTAGATATTGAAAAAGTATTATTCTTCGATATCGAAACCGTGAGTGCAAACAAAGAATTAGATAAAGATTCAAGAGAGTATGATTCTTATGCTTGGTCAATTAGAGATGTACCTACTGGATTCGTCCCTCCTGCAAAAGATGTATTAATACACTATAAAAAGATGGCAGCATTAAAATCACAATTCAATAAGATTGTTGTGATCAGTATTGGTTATGTTAAAGGAACTACACTATACTATAAATCTTTAGTTGGAGAACAGAAAGATGTTATTGAAGAATTTTATGGTATCGTGAATTCAACGGGTTTTAAATTATGCGGCCATAACATTATCGGCTTTGATGTACCTACTGTAAGAATGAAAGCTTTCGAGGAGAATATAGATTTTAATCTTATACCCGAAAGAATCAATGATGTAGATAAAAAACCCTGGCTAATTACCGAAGAGTTGTTGGATACAATGGTAATGTTAAAAGGTACTGCGTATTACAATATATCTTTGGATGATGCATGTAGATTAGCTGGAGTTGAAACTAGCAAAGATGATATTACAGGAGGACAAGTAACAGAAGTTTACTACAACGAAGGTACTGAAAGAATTGCTAAATATTGTAATAAAGATGTTATTGCATCTGCCAGACTATTTTGTGCTATACAAGGTAAGCGTGGGTTTATAACTGAATGTATTGATAAGGGAGCTGAGGAGTTAAAAGAAAAAGAACCAATTAACGTGATTGATCACATATTAGCGTCAGGTGAACTTTCTCCAAAAGTTGTTGAAGCTATTGTAGAATTTACAGAAGAAAATAAATTAAACAAAGAGAATGTTCTTATATTAGTTAAGACGGCTATTTCAAACTCAAAAGAATTTCAGAAAGTTACAGACGAAGATATATATGAATTGAAAGAAGCTTTAGGTTTAGTTATTGATTATTCTAAAATTCAAGTTGTTGCTGATAAAGGAAATCTTGGTAAAAAAGAAGTTGATACAGTAATTTCTCAATATGTAAAATCAACTAAAAAAGTCAAACTTGAAATTATATCTTTAGTAGAGCAATATTTGACAGAGAACAACAAGATAGGGCAAAAAAGAGCCAAAGAATCTTTTGAATTTTTAAAAGATAACTTGAAGTAAAATATTAGCATTTCTTTAACAGTATAATTGAATAAAAACACTATCTTTGTAGGGTAATTATAAAACAATAAAAATGGACAGATTAAAAACGTATGACTTAGTTAACAGTTGCGAAAGTTTATTAGGGTTATCTAATATAATTAAAAGTTTAGCAGATGAAGATGGAAAGATTCAAGGCAAAACTAGGAAATTTGATGCTGAAAAAATGGCTTTAAGTGCTGAAAATTATAGTAATGTACCTAAGAATACTTTAACAAGGGAGTTTGGTATAAGACAACAAGCTATTTACCTGATTTATATAGATAGAACAATTTTTAAATAGTATATTAAACTAATAATTATGAAAGTAAAAATTAAATTAAAAGACACAACTACACCAGTTTATTATGAGAACGTTGTATCTCATTTTATGGAAGGGCCGACATTAGCATTACTATTTGAAGGCGGGGAAGTTAGAAATTTTCCTCTGATTCATATTTGGTATTACGAAACAAAACAACCAAGAGAAAAAACTAAAGTACTATCTGAGATTGATGAAGAAGAATAAATTAAACATTGAAACCTTTGTGAATTAGTAAATTATTACAAAAGGGAGCCACAATAGGGTTAAAAAACGAATAATACCCTTTAATTCACATAAAGATACTAATCCTGAGTACAGGATGTTGTAAAAACAGGGCTCATTAAATTGAGACAGCTTATTTATAAGTGGTAACTGATAATAATCAATGGAGTAATCCTAGATGTGTTGCAACCTTGAGAAAGTTGTCTTATAAGTGGCTTTGAGTGATTGCCAACAACACAAATGTCTCAACATTATCTTTAGGTTCAATGTTTTTAATAAAAAAGTTTGCTTATACCCTTTTAAAGCATTATCTTTACGAAAGAAAATGAGGGCTTACATTTAAATTAAATATTATGAAATATATTACTGAAAGAAATGGCGAGGTAAAAGAATCAAATTATTTAAGGTTGGTCAATGGTGAATCAGAGTTTACTGCTCAAGTAGATAATCAAGGAACTTTGATTATTACAAAAATAAATTTCGATGATTCAGCGATAACTATTATGCCAAAGGTCAGTAATCAAATAGGATTAAAATAACAATTAAACTAAATAAAAATGGAAAGATTCAAAACTAAAAATGGAGAAATGCACACAATTGATTCAACTGGAAATCACTTTATAGGTGCCAAATGTGTAAACCCAACTTGCGTCAGCGGATTGGAAATTGGAGACACTTATCCTGAAGAAAGCGAGATAGCATAAAGATTAAACTTTTTGTTTTCAAGTAATAAAATAATAATATTAACCAACCTATTTGTTTGGAGAGGTATTGCGTGAAGTAGTTGGAAAAACAATCCCAACATTATTAAACTTTATCAGAAGTTGCGTTTATTTGAAGTATAGTCGATTCCTTGAGTATTTTACATAATCTAATTGTAATCTAAACAAGATTAGGTACATTATAATCATAGCTGAGTTGGTACAAAAAGTTTTTAAAAATTAAGGATATGCACGTATACAGTTAGCGACACCTTTCAAATCGGAGGACTGTACAAGGGAAATGAAGAGGTTCCCAAAAAGGCAGAGTAGCATTTAAGGAGGTAATTACCTTAATGTGATTGGAGTTATTTGAGGTATTGGAATTCTGGACATACTATACTAGTTGATTTGTCAAAGCCCAATATTATTCATTAACATAAGTTGGTTCGATTCCTTCCCTGTCACGGAAGTTGTACTCTTTAAGTCAAGAAGGATAACAGATATTGCACAAGACTTACTGTGATGAATATTGCTGAATCTAGCTCAATAGATTCCATGCCGAGTAGCTATAGTTGAACAATGCGTAAAGTATAAAGTCTAAGCTCGGAATTGTCCTCATAACTCAGTTGGTAGAGTGGTTCCCTCATAAGGAATTGGTCGGGTGTTCGAGTCACTCTGGGGACACAAAATCACGTTAACTGGGTAGGTTTGTATTTTACTTACTCCAAGACTGACGTAATGTCGGGAAAGTCAAACAGTTAGTTCGGATTTTTTAGCAGAAGTTTATTTAGGTGATGGAACCATTTGTGAGAAAAGAAATTTTCTGAAAATACGGCAAATGTAAAATAGAATCCCAAGTAAGTCCCCGATAGTTCTCACGCAAAGTTGGTTTTAAGGGGAAAGACTCTCAGAGGTAAATTTAATAGTTAGGCAAACTATTTTTAAATTAATTAATATGAACAGTCCGACAGAAATCATAACATTACCAACAAAGGAGTATACAGGTATTGTATCTCATAGTACAGGTATAGATAATCTAATTCATACTAAAGAAAGTGCAGAAAATGCTGTATTAAATATTGGAGGAGAACATCAAAATGTTTATGCAGTAGTAGAAGAAGATGTAGAACCCTGTTTAGAAGGTGATTGGTGTATTGATTTTGATGAATTTAGTGATAGACCTATTTTAAATAGAGCTTATCCTAAAGATATTTGTCCTGCTCATGTTAAGCAACATAAAATTATAGGAAGTAATGACCCTAAACTTTATGATAACAGAGAAAATAATACACCATTTAGAAGATTAACCTCTAATCCTAAAAAATTACAACAATCATTCTTAAAAGAATTTGTTAAGAATCCTGATGGTGAGTATGTAGTTGATTATGAAAGTAAACATGAATACGGTAAATATTTACACGGTAAACCTGGTTATGTTTATGTAACTAAACTCAAACTAAACCAAGACAATGAAGCTAACATCACTTTAGTAGAAGAGAAGATGTATAGTTTGAAACAGCTTAGACAAGCTATTCTTGATTATGGGTACACTGTTACAGGAGAGGGAGATATTGAAAAAAACTTAGATAATTGGATTAAAGAAAATTTAAAACAGTAAAAATAAAAATATGAAAAAACAATTAAATTTACCAAGAATATACACTTCAGCAAGTGATAAATTCAAAAAACACGATGGTCGTGCCAAATTAAGCTATTCACAACACACCTCTTGGAAAGACATTCAATATAAGAACAGTTATATTTTGGGATATATCTTCAAAATACCTCAACCCTCTAATTTTTGGGCTGGATTTGGAAGTTTTTGCGGAACTTCTTTAGAGTATAGAATGGATGTACACAAAGCAGAAGGGAAAGATAAAGAGTTACTAGACGATGCTTTTGGGTATTTTAATAAAAAAGATATCGAAACTTTGCATAAAGCCAATATACTTTTTCCTACTAATTCAGTTTACGAAAGGGAAATAGTTCTTGATAGAGGTAGTTATGTAATTCAAGGATTCATTGATGTTAATTTTACAAAAGAAGTTGAAATTGACAAAAAGAAAGTAAAACAAGAGGTAGTAATTGATGTGAAAACTGGTGGCAAGGATAGTAAAACAAAAGGTACTTCTTTTTATGAGTCAGATAAATATGGTCAAACTAGACTTTACATGAAAGCTCTAGTTGAAGAAGGAGAAACACCTGGTCATTGTGGTGTTGTTTTTTTAGATAGGATTTATGAAACTGAAAGAACCCATCCTGGAACTACAAGTTGTTTTGAAGAGCCTATATTACATTTATCAGGGGAGATTATTAAAGTAGAAACACCTTATACAGAAGATAAAGTAAAAGTTCTCTTGAAAGATATGGACAAAACAGCGGAAGAAATCTCTTCACTAAAAAGCACTTATGACAAATTATCTACACTCACTATGGAATTTTAAAAGAAAAATATGAGCGAGACAGTACATTATAAAGGAACAGCAATATTAATTGCAAAAGAAGATAAAGCTGAAATTGAAGCTGAGAAAATATTAAATAATAGAGGTTTTAAAAAGTCAGATTATCATGATACATTTTCAGAGGCGTTAGGAGATGAATTATATAAAGAATATTTTTATCATAAGAAAACTAAATCTTTATATAGTATAGATTATACAGACCATGATTTAGAAGAAGAAATAATTGAAGCTAAATATGTTGGTTTTGATAATTCACAAATAGGTTTTGAACTTCGTTATTATAATGGCGGGGCTGGATTTGAAGAGTGTTTACAAGAAGCAATGGATAAATTAAAATAACAAACAAAATGAAAAAATTAAAAACAGCAGTAGTATTAATATTACTAATCACATTAGGTGCTTGTACAAGTAATCAAAGAGCAAAAAGTTTCGGTGGAACAGCTAAACTAGAAATCCCTTGTGGACAAAAAGTAATCAATATTACTTGGAAAGGAGAGGATTTATGGTATAGTACTATACCTATGGAAGAGGATTATGTCCCTAAAATCCATAGCTTCAAAGAACAATCTTCTTTTGGTCTTATGGAAGGTAATTATTTATTAATTGAATCTAAATGTAAATAAAATGAATACAACAGAAATGCCAAAGTATCAAAGCCATAAAAAAATATGGGCTTTAAAGATTAAATCTATTGTAAGAGATGGAGAAGGAGAAAACCGTGATTCAGATGGGACTGCAAGTATAACACCAAAAGAAGTTGGATATGCACCATTTAAGGTAAGTCGTGACTATATGCACAAGCACAAACCACAAGTAGGTGGTTATTTTGTGCAATACGAAGGAGGTTATGACTCATTTTCTCCTGCTGATGCTTTTGAAAATGGATATACTTTAATTAAATAACAAATAAGATGATCAAAAAAACAAGTGCAGAAATTACCAAGTGTATATTACACAAAGTTGCAAACAAGTTTAACAGTGGGCAAAATGTTTTTTCGAACGAATTAATTAAATTCGATCAGGAAAGTTATGATTTGCTTAAAAACTTCCTACTGAAACCCATGACAACTTTAACTCAGAGTTACAGGTTTACAAATGGAGCAGATGAAAGGTTTAGTAGATTAAATTATTCAACAAAAAACATATTTCATAATCAAGATGATTTTATTGAAAATTCAATTCACATTGTAAATCACTTATTCGAACAATCAAATTCAGCTCAGATTAAAACTGGGGACGTATTGGTAGTTTATATTGAAGGTATTGAATATAAAAATATTTTAACTGATGCAGTTGGTATTTTTAAAATTGAAAATAAGGTTGATTTTTTCCAAACATATTTAGATGATAATGAGAGTTTCGATGTTGTTGTTCAGAAAGGTATCTCAACTAAGAAATTAGATAAAGGTTGTTTGATTTTAAATACTTGTGATGAAGAGGGGACTGTTGTTTTATCTGTGGATAATAACAATTATGACGCTCAATATTGGATCAAGAATTTTCTGGAAGCTCAATATGCAGATGATAGAAATCTTCACACGCAAAAATATTTGCAGATGTGTAAAGAGTTTTCCGATGATGTATTGATAGATTCTTTGGGTAAGCAAGGTCAGGCAGATTTCTTGGCGAACACTGTGGATTACTTTAAAGAGAACGAGGATTTCAATTATGAGGGTTTTAAAAATGAACTCTTTGAAGACGAGAAGCACAAGGAGATGTTTGAGGAATTCAAACGTAATTATGAATCTTTAAATGATGTGTTAATTAGAAATAATTTTGAAGTTTCTGGTGAAGTTTTGAAAAAAGAAAAGGGGAAATTAAAAACTCAAATTAAATTGGACACTAACATACAGATTAATCTTGACATTGACGCTCCCGAAGCAGCATCAGAATACTTGGAAAGGGGTTATTGCGAAGATAAAAAAATGAAGTTTTACAAAGTATATTTTAACGAAGAGAAATAATGATAAAATTAGATAAAAATTACACAGTAGATGTGGATAGCACTCATGGTTTCAATTTAAATTATGAAAGTGAACCTTATAACAAAGAAGTTAATACAAAAAAAGGAAAGGAGATAAAGGAAGTAACCACAAAAGAAACTTGGTATTACCCTAAATTATCCATGATTCTTGAAAAATATTACACTGTTAACTTAAAATCTACAACTGACAAAGAATTATTAGAATCAGTAATCAGAGTGGAAAATAATATTCAGGATTTTTCTAAGGTCTTTGCCAAAAAAGGTAGGATTTTTGAATTGTAATATTTTAATATATTTTACTGTTATATATTTTACAGGATCAAAAATAAAAACTATATTTGCATAGAACCTGTAAGGCAATAATTCTTTTTAGTGAGCTTTTAAGAAGGTTCTTTCTAATAAATAATAACCTAAACTCTTTTCTGTGCTATGGAGGTGGCAATTCATCAGAAAAGAGTTTTTTAACCGATAAATTTAAAAAATGAATGTCTGTATTTGAACAATTAAAACATGTAGATCCAAGATATGATAAATTCAATAAGTATGTCAATATGATGTACAGAGGATTTTGGACCCCTGCAAAATATGAAAAACTAATAAGAGAAGTAGATGTGCCCCACATAGAAAACCAAATGGAGGAGGTAGATGAAAACTGTATAAAAAACTGCATATTGGCAGTAATTTTAGTGGAAGATAAAGTTAAACTATATTGGCCCACTATTTACAATGATTTCCCTCAAACTATATTTGGGGATATAGGAGGTTTATTCGGTATGTCTGAAGTGACTCACAGAAGAAGTTATTTTTCGTTGGCCAAGCACCTTGATATATCCATAGATGATATTAAAGATTATTCCCAACTATCTTCTAGAATTGAGTACCTTAAAAAACACTTGGAAAAAGACCCTAAGATTATAGGTAAAAAAAGAAAACTTAAAAAACTAATACTTTTCAGTTCGTTAGTGGAGAGATGCAGTCTATTTACTCAATTTTACATTTTAATGTCGTATGCCAAAAGAAACAGAGGGTTGAAAAACATATCTGCTTTACAAGAGTCCACTGCCAAAGAAGAAATCATACATTATAAATTTGGTGTGGATTTAATAAAACTGGTTAAAAAAGATGAGCCTAGTTTATGGGAAGATGAGTATCTTGTTGAACTAGTGGAAAAAAATATAACAGAGGCTTATAAAGCAGAGTTGAATCTTATTGATTGGTTTTTTGAAAAAGGTGTACCTTCTCATTTAACCAAAAAAGAAGTTGTTAACTTTTTAAATTCAAATTTCAACCAAGTATCCGAAGATTTAGAATTAGGTTTAAAGTGGGATATTGATGAGGATTTATATGAAGAAAAAAATTTATGGTTTGATTTGAAAGTTAAACTCACAAATGAGGGAGACTTTTTTGACGCACCATCTGGGGGTTATGCCTCAGACGATCAAGAAGAAGATATTAACGAATTATTTAAAAACTAGTGAATGGCATTTAATTTTATAAAAGAAGAACAATTAATATTCTTAAAAGAGGGGGGTTATTTGAAGCCCGACGAAACTACAGAGCAGAGAGTGATTGAAATAGTTTCAACTATTAAAAGTTACGAAGAACAATATAATTGGATAGGATTGTCTACTGTTATATATGAGATGATCGAAAAGAATTATCTTAGTTTATCTACTCCTGTTTTTTCAAACTTAGGAAGAGGATTGGAAAAAGGTAGGAATACAGAGGATTTACCTGCCTCTTGCAATATATTGACCTCAGATAACTCTATAGAGAGTATATCCAGAACCAACAGAGAGATAAAAATGTTATCTAAGTTAGGAGCTGGAATAGGTCCGAACTACGATTTAATAGCTCCCAAAGGGACTGAGATAACCAAGGGGTTTTATACTAATTCAAAATTAGATTGGATAGAAGATGATGTTTCTGCTGCTCAAAAAATCAGTCAAAGTTCCAAGAGACGAGGTTATTGTACTCCTTACATTAGTATACTAGATGAAGACTTCAATGAACTATTGAAAAGAATAGATAAAAATAATCCTAATGATTATGATGTATTAGTGAACAATACTATAGGTATTATTATTCCCTCTGGTTTTTGGGAGGAAGTAGATAAAGGAAATCAAGATTATCAAACAAGATTAGTAAAAGTCTTAAAAGAAAGACAGAAAACAGGTAGATTATACTTATTGGATGAAGATAATTGCAATAAAAATAACTCGGAAGTATACAAAAAACTAGGGTACACTAAATGGACTTCGAATATCTGCACAGAATTTATTCAGCCTTTACAACCAGAATATACATCTGTATGTGTGATTTCTGCTTTTAATCTTGTATATTGGGATAAGATTAAAAAAAGGCCTGATATGTTAAGAGCGATGTTTTATTTTTTAGATATAGTCAACGAAGAATATGTAAGAATAAGTAAAAATATCTCTGGAATAGAAAGAGCTTATTTAGGGGCAAAAGATAAAAGAGATATAGGAGTAGGTGCTTTGGGATTTCATGAACTACTGCAAAGTAAAAATATGGCATTCGGAGATATGTATAGTAGAGCTTTGAACAATGAGATATTTAAAACTATCAGGGGAGCAGGAGAAGAGGCAACTAAACAAATGGCAATTGATGTAGGTTCAGCACCTATTTGTGAAAAAGCAGGTTTGTTGAGAAGAAATGCATCTTTGATGATGGTGGCTCCCAATAAATCAACATCGTTTATTTCAGGAGTTACCTCTGGAGGAATAGAGCCATTTATGAGCAATATGTTCATGAAAAACTTGGCTAAAATACAACATATATTTAAAAATAAACATTTAGAGAAACTGTTGGATAACAAAGGTAAAAATACAAAAGCAACTTGGGCTTCAATAGTTAACAACAATGGATCTGTTGAGCACTTTAATTTTTTATCCAAGCATGAAAAAGATGTGTTCAAAACATTCACTGAAATCAGTCCCAAGGACATTATAGATTTGGCCGCTGACAGACAAGTTTACATCGACATGGGACAAAGTTTAAATCTTATTTTCAGAAAGAATTACACATTAAAAGATTTACTGGATATCCACAGATATGGATTTGAAAAAGGTATAAAAACTTTTTACTACGCTTATCCTAGTTCTCATGCCAGTTTAGAGGAAGATGGGGAAGATTGGGATTTTTGTGTATCATGTCAAGATTAATATTACTGTTAAAATTTTGTTAAAACCTGTGTATTAATTTGCGCAGGTTTTCTTTTTGCTTTATATTTGTACCCTAAGCAGGATATACCTGTATAACTTAAAAATAAGTGAAATGAGCAGAAAAAAATTATTAGAATTATCTTTAAACGAAGATAAAAATGTAAAAAGTCTTGTAGAAGCAGTAATAACCAAAGATAAGAAATTTATCACAAGAGCAATAAACGATTTAGAACGTGAAATTGAAGATATCGAAGAAGATATTGAAAAAAGATTATCTTCTGGGGCACCTATTGATGTAGCTTTAATTGAAGTTACATACAGGGGACTTATGGATAAAGAAGAAACTTTAGGTTTATATAAGGAATTTGAAGATGAATATTTAAAAGATTCTGAGTAAAATGGTTGTTAATTTCATCACTCCCACAAGACTGTCCCTTATAGATATTACATCTATGGGAGACAGTTCTAAAAGAGGAGATGCTTCTACCATTGGACAATTTGATTCTGGCTTGAAATATGCCATAGCTCTTTTGTTGAGAAATAAAGTTAAAATTGACATTGAAGTTCATGGGGGAGAAAAAGAAAAAGGTAGTTATGAGGAACCTTATACAGATCTTTTTTCATTTGACACTTACACTGAAACTTGCGAAAGTACAGGTAAAGAGAAAGAACTTATAAAAATAAATGTAAATACTACTTATCATGGTGGGACTCCTATGTCATCCCATGATATGAGAGAGCCCTCCAACGATGAAAACTACACTGTAAAAACTGGTTTTGCAAAAGCATTGGGGCACAATTGGGAGTTATGGATGGCATTAAGAGAATTATGGTCTAATATGTTGGATGAAGAAGGCCATATAGCCTGGGAAAAAGAAGATGTTGATTATGGAACTGTAGTAAGTCTTGTTTTTGATACTGATAATCCTTTTTATGATGTGTGGCAAAATAGGCATCTTTATATAAATGAAAAGGAACCTCTACACATTATAAGCAACAGAGTAGATGCTTTGGAAAATAAAGAGGGTTATCTCAGAGTCTATAAACAAGATATTTTGGTTTACGAGAATAAAGATACGCCTAGTAGATTTGCTTACAATATAAAATTTGGAGAAATAGACGAAAGAAGAATACTTTCTAATTTATATTCTGTTGAAGGGAGTATCGTAGAAGCTATTATGTCAACTAAAAATCACCATTATTTAAAAGAGATTATTACATCTGATTTTGAAACTTCAGAGAAAGAGTTTTTGTCAGGTCGGACTACTTACAGTAGTGCCTCTGATATTATAAATATGCTTGCAACCGAATGTTACAATAAACACGGAGAAGTGAAATCTTATGAGTGGTTGATAAAATCTGTTAAAAAGAGAAGAGATTGTCAAATAAAAGGTAGAATTGTAACTACGGTTGAAGATAGTTTGTGGTCTTATAGTAGAGATGTAACAATAGAAACTATTCCCGAAGTTAAAAAAGAAGAGGATACAATAGAAGTGGAAATTGAGTCTAATTTCAACTTTAAATTTAATGTGGAAGTTAAAAGAGCCAAATTAAAAGGAAGTAAAGTAATTGCAGATAAATTTAATAAAACTCTTATTTTGGATTATGACTTTGATATTACCAAAAATATGTCTGAGTTTTTTGTGCAATATATAGAGCTTACAATGGAAGGAAATGTGGTTAAAAACTTAGGGGATTATATTACCGATATTTTAAAACGTTAAAATTCAGTTAAACCCTACAATTAATTTTGTGGGGTTTATTTTTTACTTTACATTTGCCTTAAACTAAAACATTAAGATAATGGTGAATAATTTCGAACAAATTAAAAATATACTCACTTGGGAAACTAAAGATGACTTTTACTTCTTGCAGATAATTCAGAGAAAAAAAGATGCAACTGATGAAATGAAAGTATCGGGTTGCAGTAATAACAGCAGGCTTGTAAAAGCTTACTATGTTAAATCACTAGATCATTTGAACTTTATCACACCAGAGGTAATTCAACTTTGTAATGTTTTCAATGCAAGAGCTGGAATAAATTTGAATAAACGTTCTTTTGAAAAATCTGCATTGCAAAATTTAAAACTTGTAACAGATAATATTATAAATAAGAATTATGATAAAGTATACAAAACTTATTCTTCTGCTGTAGGTAAGTTTTCTCATGATTCAAATAAAAAGTGGATTATAGATATTGATAAAGAAGAATTGCATAAAGTAGAAGCTATGAAAATGTTCGTAGAATCAATACAACCTTATGAAGATAATATTTCTAAAATTATTTGTGAAATACCTTCTAAAACTGGTTTACATTTAATAACTAAACCTTTTAATTTACAGCAGTTTAAAGAATGTTTTCCAACAATTGATGTCCAAAAAAATAATCCAACAAATCTTTTTTGTCCATAATGAGTAAATTTAATTCTTTGGAAGTAGTTGCATGTGTTCGGCCAGGAGATCCCCAAAACGGTCTTGTAAAGGGAAATCACTACACTATATATAGATGTTTTGTAGATGCATCTGATAATGATGCTGTGGAATTAATAGAATTAGATCCTCCGTATCCATTAAAAGGTTTTTTGGAATACAGATTTGAAAAATTAGTAGGTGACGAAGCTAAAGTGGAAAAGCTAGAAGAAACTATTTAACATATTATTAAGATATGTTTTAAATAAAATGTATATCTTTGTCATATGAAAGTACAGAAAAAACACAAAACACAATATATTGTGTGTATGAAACCACAAAAACCGATTAAGAAAGAAAGTCAAACAGTTAATTTTTCAATTAAGAGTTATTTACAAATAGTCATAAATAAATTAAAATATGGAATTTAAAGCATACCACAAAATTAGACAGTTTTATAATATCGTAAGAGATATTCAATTCAAAGCAAACTTTCAAGGTCAAGGATCAGATGGAGAGCCTTTATATGAAGAGACTGTAAAACCAACTCTTACTTTTATAGCAACAACTAAATTGCACGGTACAAATGCAGGAGTATGTTACACTCCAAAGAAAGGAGTTGTGGCTCAAAAAAGAGGATCCTTAATTGGAAAAGAAGAACTTGCTTCTCACTTTGGTTTTAATCAATTTGTTCAAGTTGAGAAAAAACTATTCTTCACCGATTTGATGGAAGAATTATATACTGAACATTGTAAATTTGGAGAACAACTTACTATCTACGGAGAATGGGCAGGAAAAGGTATTCAAAAATCAGTGGGTATTTCAGAATTACCCAAAGGTTTTTATATTTTTGATTGTAAGATTTACAATGCGGAAAAAGATACACAAAGATGGTTAGATATTACAGATTGGATATTTGAATCAGACAAAGTATTCAATATAAATGAGTTTCCAACTTGGAAGTTGAATATAGATTTTAATAAACCAGGCTTATTTCAAAATAAATTAGTTGAAATTACAGAGCAAATAGAAAAAGAATGTCCTGTATCTAAACAATTAGGTATAGATAATTCTTTGGGTGAAGGTGCAGTGTGGACTTGTTATTGGAATGAAGAGAAATATATATTCAAAGTAAAAGGAGAGAAACACAGCGTATCTAGGGTTAAAAAATTAGCCTCAGTGGATCCAGAAGTAGTTAATTCTATTTACGAATTTGTGGAGTATGCTTGTACTCCAAATAGAATTGAACAGGGTATTCAAGAAGTCAACGCAACAGAAAAAAGAGATATGCCAGCGTTGTTAAAATGGGTGGTCAATGATATTATCACTGAAGAAACAGACACTTTAATTGCAAATGGTTTGGAATGGAAACAAGTTGCGAGTAATTGTTCTAATAGAGTTAGGCAATATTTTTTTAATAAAATAGAAAAAGTTTAATTATGGCAAGCGCAAAGACAAAATTCAACAGATTTATTTACATACTTGTCTGTATTATAATTACAGTGTTAATCTTAAAATACAATTAAAATGGAAGCATTTGATGAACACCCAAGTAACCCTTTGAATAATGAAAAAACGGAAATCTGCAATGTATGTGAAGTACCTGTATATGAAGAGGGGGTTTGCAGCTCAAAAGTATGTCGTAAAGTAGATAACGAATTGTAAAAATATAAATTATGTTAGGAGATTTATTTAAAGCAGTGGGACAAATTATTGGAACTGTAGCAGGACCAATTATAGGTATTAGTTATGATATTATAGCTACCACATTAGGGATATCTGTTGCAATGGTTGCTGAGGCTGTAAAAGCTGGATGTGAATCATATGAAGATATTAAAGATTATCATAAAATATAAAATTATGGAAGATAGACATTTAGAAAGAAATGCAAACGATGCAAAAAGTCAAGTAGAATCAGTAATAGATGATCTTATTAATGAAGTCGAAAGATTGGAAACTGAGAAAAGCGAATTTGAAGGACAGGTTGGCGATTTGGAAAATGATTTGAGTACTTTAGAGGAAAGAATTAGGGACTTGGAAAACGAAAACGAGGAATTAAAAAATCAAGAATAATATGGAAATTACTTGCATCAGCGATACGCATGAATTGCACAAAAAAGTCACTATCCAACCAACAGATTTATTATTATTTGGAGGAGATTGTATGGCTTCTGGATACGATTATAAAAATTTAATTGATTTTTTAGATTGGTTTTCAATTCAACCTGCAAAATACAAAGTTATGATTGCTGGGAACCATGATAGATGGATAGAAGATAATCCCAAGGAATTCAGAAAACTTTTAATAGATTACCCGAGTATAATCTATTTGGAAGATGACTTTACAATTATTGAAGGCTTAAAAATTTATGGTACACCTCATTCTAAGATGTTTTATAATTGGGCCTTCAATAGAACTGAAGTAGAACTAGTTGCACTATTTGATAAAATACCTAATGATGTAGATATTTTATTGAGTCACGCCCCGCCTTATACAATATTAGATGAATTAGTTGACGGACAGTGTGTGGGAGAAAATACTTTGAAAAATAAGATATACCAATTAAAAAATTTAAAATTAAATGTATTTGGACATATACACAATTGTTTTGGTATGATAAAACCTCATGGAAAACATATATCTGCAAATGCATCACAAGTAGATGAAAACTACGAATTAAATAACTTTCCACTAATAATAAATATATAAAAATGATCAAAACAACAATTATTAAACAAGTAAACGAATTAAGAGACATCTGTTACGGAGAATCTTTCAAAGCTGGGTGGCACACTGATATTAAAACAGGTGAACTTTTAGAACGTAATAAAGGAGAAATGATAGCTTTAATACATTCAGAGGTATCTGAGGCTATGGAAGGGGAAAGAAAGGATTTAATGGATGACCATTTACCAAATCGAAAAATGGCAGAAGTGGAGTTTGCGGATGCTGTAATTCGTATTATGGATTATTGTGGTAGGTTTGATTATGATATTGGAGGAGCTATTGTGGAAAAAATAGAGTATAATAGAAATAGAGCTGATCATAAAATTGAAAATAGAGTAAAGAACGGCGGTAAAAAGTTTTAACTATGTACATTAATATTTCAAATTTACTTAAATTGCCAAATCCATTAATGTTACCTTTTTTGTTGCTTTTAAAACAGGTGCCGAAAAAAGATTTAACTGAAGAGTTGGCAAGGTTAATTGTAGATGACGATTCTTTGAATATATTAATTGAGGAGGAATATGTGAAAATTATTAAAGGTAAAAAAGATGCTGATTTTATCTCTTTGTTGAGACTTGGTAAGAAGGGTACTGCATATTTACATTCACTTGAAGAGGCAGAAGTTTTAGATGAAGATAAAAAGATTTTTGATTGGCTTGCAGAAATCTATAAGAAAAATGATAAGCAAATTGGAAATGGAAAACGTACACAAAGACACATTGCATCTTTCAGAGAAAAGACAGGTATCGAAAAAAATAAGTTAGCTTTTTTGTGTGATACTTTTATCAAAGATGATTCTGAAATGGAGTGGTCATTTAAATTAGAATATGTATTTTTCAAACCTACAAACGCTTTTCAAACAAGGTTTGTTCTCGAGGATAGTCGTCTATTCAAGTACCATACAAAAAGAAAAGAATTTTTTGAAAATAAATTTAAAAATATAAAATAAATAGAAACTATGTCAGTAAATATATTAAAATTAAAAAGTAAAAGAGTTTTTGAAAACGAAAAAATAAAAATATCATTTTCGACTGGCGATGTTAGTGATTCTCTTTCGGTTTATCTAATTGATGGAGAAGGTAAACAACATCATATTTTATGGGAAATTTCTCCTGACAGATGTATTCAGAATTTTGATAAAACCAATGAAAAAATTAAAACTTTTGTTAAAGATAAAATAGATGAATGGGTAAGTGATGAAAAAGAGACTGAAAGATTGAGAAAAGAAGCAATACAAAAGAGAGAGCACAGGGAAGAAAATAAGTTGACAAAATTAATAGACTCATTTTAAATACCCTAAAACTCTGGGATATATGATTAGTAGCGTAAAAATTAATATGGAAAAAATAAGAGGTAATAAATTTAAAAATATAAAATGAATTCAGAGCATAAAAGAATCAGTAAAATTTCAGCAGATTTAAAAGATAATGCCGTGATAAAGGCTAGTGATAAGATTTTAGTAATAGTATCAAACAAAGACGGTCTTTGGACTTTAAACGGTAATTTAGGTAATAATAAAGACGCTGCAAATATGATGCAAAATATTATCGATCAATTAAATAAAACTCAAGAGCAGCAAAGCAAAAATTAAATATTATGAATGAGATTTTTAAAAGTACAATAGGTAAGTGTTTTTTATACACGTTGTTAATTGCTTTTCTTTTTTGTGGCTGTAGCAATACCCAAACTAAAAATGTAGAAAATAGTTATGAGACTATAGTGATAGAAGGATGTGAGTATATTACATACAATAAATTTGGGGGTAATTATGGATATGGTTATATGGCTCACAAAGGTAATTGTAAAGCGTGTACTAAAAAAAATAATTGCCACTAACTTATTTGTGTATGATTAGTTTTGTGTAGGTTATTAATAAATTAAATAAAAAAGCAATGGATATTAAACAAGAATTTAGAGAAGAAAAAAATATGGATGTTTACGCTATGAATGTAAATGATGGAAGTTTTAGCAATGTCTATGTAAAATGGCTAGAAGCAAAAATTAATTATACACGTTGTTGTACGGAGTTGTGCGATTGTGAAGAACCTTACAATGATATAGAAGCGAAACAATGTATGGGTTGCGGTAATTTAGTAGAATATGGACAAGATTAAGCACCATTACTTACAACTACTGATAAAGAAACTTAAACTGTTCAAAACATTGAAACACAATAATTTAAAACAATAAAATAATGAAAAAACTAATTTTAATTTTATTAACTGTAATTACATATTCAGTTAATAGTCAGAATACTTTTTACTTTTTTGAATCTACTGTGGTTCCAGAAGTAGACAATAAAAGTAATGTTAATAATACATTTTTATTTAATAATAACTCTTCACTGGTTAATGCCAATACATTTACAGATAATACTCCTATCTTGTTTATGCCACTTATGAATAATGAAAATATAAGTCAAGATTTATTGGAATTCGATGTGATCAGAAATTCTTTTGGCCATGATGAGTTTAATAAAAGTATGAATTATAATTTGTCCGAAATTAAACCTAATATTAACTATTTTAAAAACAATAAAAAATGAAATACCTTAGCATTGATACAGAAACGACGGGTTTAAATTCAAAAACCTGCGAAATACTATCTTTCTCAGCAGTTTTGGAAGATACAGACAAACCAAATATACCTGTGGATGATTTACCACATGTACACTTCATCTTTAAAAAAGATTTTATAAAAGGAGAACCCTATGCTTTGAATTTGAATAAAGATATCATAGAGATAATTAAAGAAGGTAAAGATGAAAGACTAATTAACGAACTTCAATTCTTTCCTAAATTCAGAGAGTTCTTGAAGGAAAATAATGTTGAAGGAAAATTAAAAGTGGCTGGAAAAAACTTCAGTTCATTTGACTTAAAATTTATAGATATACTTATGAATGAAGTTTGGGATTTTGGATCCTCTATAAAATTCCACCATAGAGTTTTAGATGTTGGACCACTATTTGTTGATTTTAAAAATGACGAATGGATTCCAGACTTAAATATGTGCATGGAAAGAGCTGGAGTCAAAGGAACAGTGCAACATTGTGCATATGAAGATGCAAAAGATGTAATTAGAGTTTTAAGAACTAAATACTAAATTATGGATATAATAGTATTATTAATAATACTAATAATAATAAGTGTGGTTTTAGAAATTGCATTTAATCCCAGATTGCATTATACTCATGGAGATCAGCTTCTACTTTGGTACGGGAGAAAAGTCAGGAAAAGTTACTTAATTTACGATAATAATTAACAACAAATTAAAAGGAGGTTTATTTTGGGAGTCTCCTTTTTTTACATTAACTTTGCAGTTAGAAAAATAATTATATGGCAATAAGACCTTTCAAGGAATTCGCATCAAAAGGATTTGCGGAAATAAAGAAAATACAAACAGGAGAAAAATTACTTCCCAAAACAGGTTTTGATTTTATAGATGACCATTTAGGATGTATGCTTCCAGGAGATGTTGCTCTTTTAAGTTCTCCTTCTGGAACAGGTAAAACTACCATAGCTCAAAAAATAAAAAAGAATTTATTGAATATTGAATTGAACCCTGATGCAGCTAACTATGTTTACGTTGACTATAGTTTAGAGATGAAAGTTTTTAATCTTTTAATGAGGGCTTCTGCGGAAATACTGAAGAAGAAGAAATCTGAAATATTGTTCAATGAGTTCACTGAAGAGGAACAAACAAAAATTAGGGCTTACTATGAAACATTGCAAGATGACAGACAATTTTTAGATCAAGTCCCACCAACTCCCGAAGAGTTTTACAATGATGCAAGGGAATTTTGTATTAAACACAAGGATAAGAGTGCTATATTTTTTAGTTTTGATCACGTTTTATTGGCAAAAGGTTCTGATAAGAAAAGAATGTTAGAGGAATTCGCTGAAAAGATAAACCAGTTAAAGTTGGAATTTGACAATGTGTATTTTATATTAATATCGCAAAATAATAGACAAATATATTCGAGAATTGCAGAGAAAAGTAATTTAGCAGCACCCAATCCCACAGATGTATTTGGGTCTAGTTTCTTAGATCAACTTTGTAGTTTTAATATAGTTTTTTATGCTCCTTTTAAAGCAGGTATAAAAGAGTATATGAAAGTAAACCCTACTAGATATCAACATCTTTCTGAATATTTTGGGGAAGAAGATAATAAAGGTAGAGTTAGTTTTCACACTGAAGGTTTAATATTTGCTCATGCTATAAAAACAAGAGAGTCAGATAATATGTATAAAGATATATTTGTTATTGACATGGAGTTATCCTCAGAAGAAAAAGAAAATCTAAAAGAGAAAGTAGAAGTTAAAAGTAGTTCAATGCCAGAATTTAATGAAGATATGCCTAAGAAAGAATTTGTTTTTCCGACTTTAGAGGAAGCTTTTGAAAATGATGACAAGGAAGATGACCCTCCATTTTAAGTTAAAAATTTGTTAAAATCTAAATAAGTCTTTCGGGGCTTATTTTTTTGTTTTATATTTGCCTTATGGAAGATAATTTAATAAAAATATGAAAAAAATAACTGTTAAAGAGTTTGAAAAAGCTGTTAGAATTGTAAAAAAATATTATAAACAATCAAATACTAAAGAAGCTATATTTCAAAGTATAGATAAAAATACTTTAATAAAAAATATTAATTCGGGTATTTCAACAAGATTAAAAAATATCCTAGGGGGAATATATGGGGGACTTGAGAATACCACACTAGGAAATTTAGAAGGTCTCTCAACACATGATTTTATGAGTAAAAGGAATGCAGGTATAAGAACTTTAGTTGAACTTGAAAATTTATGTGATTGTTACAATATTAATCTTATATAGAAAAAATAAATATGAAAGTTTTACCAAAAAGAAGACCAAGAAGATTAGATTTAGGGATACATTATATTGTAAAATTTCAATGGGGGAATACAATGTTATGTAAATTTATACAGCCTACTAAATGTGGTTTTAATTTCTTAAATATAAAGACTAATAAATGTATTTTAAGACAACATTTATACCCTAGTAAATGTGAAAATCATATAGGGGAAGATTGGTTTTTTGTAAATGAAACGTTTGAAATAAAAAAGATAAAATTATGTTAGGTAGGATATTTAATCGTTGGACAAAGTGGAAAGTGTATGAAGAAGATAAAATTATGATAGAAATTACAACTAATCACTTTACTTGGAATCAAAATGAAGTAGAAATATTTTGTGATATTTATAAAAGAGAGAACACATATACAGGAGAAGTTCAATATAAAACAGTTAAGAAATATTAATATGAAAGAATTCAGAGAATTTATTTACAATCAACACGATGTTGTGTGTAATCAAAAATATGCAGGTACTTTACCTTACAGTTGTCATTTAGCTTTTGTAGAAGCACAAGGAAGAAAATTTTTGCACTTATTAGACTCTAAAGAATATGCTAATTATACAGAAGAAACCGTAGTTTTACATGCTATTATAGCTCATGATTCTATAGAGGATGCTAGGATTACATATAATGATATCCTTAATTTTAACAGCGGCCAATCAGAATTTTTCAGGAAGAGTGTTGCTGACATTGTATATTGTGTTACAGATGAAAAAGGTAAGTATAGAAAAGAGCGCAAAAATGATAAATATTATGCTGAGTTAAAGAAAAATAAATTGGCTGTTTTTGTTAAACTTGCGGACCTTGCTGCAAATACTTTGTTTAGTAAATTATCTGGAAGTAGTATGTATGAAAAGTATAAAAAAGAGTGGCTAAACTTTAAAGCAAAACTTTATATAGAAGAGTATAAAGAATTTTTTGATTATATAGAAAATTTGTAATATGAATAATTACAAAATTTTAAATATACCTTGTAATTCCGATAAGAAAATTATAAAAATTGCATATCGGAAGTTAGTAAAAATACATCATCCTGATAGAGGAGGTAATAAAGAAGCCTTCATTATAATTCAAAAAGCCTATGAGGATTTATTAGATGGTAAATCTGGGGAAGATATATTTAGTAAAAAAGAGGTTGGTAGTTCTATAAGGGTTATATCTACTGAAATGGTAGACGGTAGCGCGAAATTTAATTTTAGGTTGTTCTATGTGGATTACATAAATTTTAATAAAAATAAATACCCAATAAAAACTAATGATTATGCAGGACATATTCTCGTAACTAAAAAAGAACTAGAGGAACTTAATTATGAAGTTATAATGACTTTTAAAGGTAAAAATGGAAAGTATTTAGAAAAATCGTGGAGTGTTAAACGACCCCTTACAAAGTGGCAAAAATTCAAAAATATATTTAAAAAGTAGACTATGAAAGAATTAATGAACATACCTATTAATGATGATTTTAATAATGTATTACCTTTAATTGACGATAAATCTATTGATTTAATATTCGCAGATCTCCCATTTAATACTACAAATTGCAAGTGGGATAGGCCTATACCTTTAAATTGGAATGTAAATGGATTGGAAGAAAAAGATTTTCTAATAGAACAAATGATGCACGGTATTCCATATAAAGAAGTTTTGGAAAACTGGAAAATCAGGAGGAAAATGGGTTTATGGCAGCATTATAATAGAATAATCAAAGACGATGGTGTCATTTTATTATATGCACAAACTCCTTTTGATAAAGAGCTTGGAATGTCAAATAAGAAGAATTTGAGGTATGAGTGGATTTGGGAAAAAACGCAAGCAACTGGTCACTTAAATGCAAATAAGATGCCTATGAAAGCACATGAAAACATTTTAGTGTTTTACAAAAACAAACCTCCAAAAGCAAAGGATTTCAAGAGAACTTATAATTACATTAAGACAACTGGTCATTCTCCAGTAAACAGTTACACTAAAAGTATGAAAAATGGTACTGCTGATGGAGAAATTTATGGTAAAACTAAATCTGTTAGTGGTGGAGGTAGTACTGAAAGGTTTCCCAGAAGTGTTTTGAAGTTTAAATCTGATAAGCAGTTAAGTAAGTTACATTCAACTCAAAAACCCTTGGCTTTAACAGAATATATGATTGAAACTTATTCTAATGAGGGTGATATTGTTTTGGATAATTGTGCGGGTTCTTATGTTGTTGCTGAAGCTTCAAATAAACTAAAGAGAAATTGGATTTGCATTGAAAAAGATGAAAAAATACACAATAAATCAATTAAAGAAAGAAAATTATGAAAAAATATAAACACAAAAGTACAGGGCACATTGCAGAGAGATCTTCTATTTGTCAATCTTACGGAATAATTAATTCAGCATCAAAAACATACTCAATACCTACATTTGTAATTGAGGGAAGTGATGATTGGGAAGAAGTTATTGAAAAAGATTATGAAATAATATCTTATTTAGTTAATAAAAAAATATTTACTGAAAATATTGTTCCTCTTGCTAATAAAACTTATATTAATATCCGCTCAATTAAAAGATTATCTGATGGTGAAGTATTTACTGTCGGTGATTTAATTAAAAGAAATGATAACACTGTAAAACTAGAAACAATTGAATTAGATGATATTTGGATGGGAGGTATTGTAATTAATAAAAACATAAGACCTAATGGTGGGGAATGTTTAGAAACATTACGAAAAGGTAAGAAACCACTATTCACAACAGAAGATGGTATTGATATTTTTGAAGGTGATTTAAGTGGTATCTGGGTTGGAGTAAAAAGTTGTCAAGTAAATCAAACTTATTCTAATCAAAGATTACAAGCACCTTATTTTACAGCTTTAAATGAAATGAAAACTAATAAATATTATAAAAGGTTTTCAACAAAAGAAGCTGCTGAAGAATATATATTAATGAACAAACCTTGTTTATCTTTAAATGATATAGATCAAATGTTTGATAATACTTCTGCTTATAGATACGATCAGACGGAATACTTAAAAAATATAGTTAAAATAAAAACAAGATTATAATGGAGAAATTACATAGAAAGAAAATTAAAGATAGATTTACTGCTTTTGAAAATGTAATTACAGGTTCCATGTTAGTCATAGATAATAAAGAAAAAAGAACTTTATCTATTGTGGAAGCAGAGATTATTTGTCAAGATGAGTATGGGGAACATTTTTCTGCTAAATCGGAGTTTATATCTAATGTAATGGATTCTTTAATTGCAGGAATAAAACATTATAATACTGTATGTGAAAAAGGTTTTGAAATAACAATTTCTGATATTGTAAATAAATTTAAAGAAGATGAAAAAGGAACACAGAGAGATTTTAGATAAAATAGAGGAATACTTAGAACAACCAGGTGCAGAACATTTGAGATTTTGGCAAGCCATGAGAAACTGCAACTTAATTGAATTTAAAGAGGTAAAGGTTCACAATGACTCTCAGTGGAATGAGTTTATTCCTGTTGATGATTATAATATAGCAGATGAAAAATTGTTAAAAAGGATTGAAGATGTATAAGATTCTTGTGTGTGGATCCAGAGATATAAAGGATCAGGAGTTTGTATTTAAGAAATTGGATTTTCTTTTATCTAATAAAGATTTATCTTCGGTTGTTTTGATTCACGGCGACCAAAAATCGTTTGATCGACATTTGGAAATGAACTTCGGAGCAGATTATTTCGCTAAGTTGTGGGCTTTGTTGAAAGGAGTCAAGCAAATTCCTTTTCCTGCACCTTGGGAAGGACTAGAAGATACTCCTAAGAAACTTTTGAAGAAAAATAAAACAGGGAATATGTATTGGCCTGGAGCTGGAATGTATCGAAACAAACAAATGGCCAATGAAGATTTAGATGCTTGTGTGGCATTTTTAGGTAGGAATTCCAAAAATGTAGGTACTCTCAATATGTTAAAGTTAGTTAAAGATAAGGATATAATAATTAAAAAGTATTACATTTGACGTATGGAAAAACAAAAAATATTTAATAGTATAGAAGAGGTACTTAATAGTTATGATAAAGATGATGCTGATGTGGTATTAGGTTTAATACCATTTTTCTTCGGTGCCTCTTGGGAGGAATTTACAAGGAGTTATAATATATTGGGAGATAGTACTAAGCATCCTGATTTTCAGTTTATATTGGCAGATAGGATAGATTATTATTTAGAAGAAACTAAGTTTAAAGATATTGATTTAGATCTCATTTGTGAGGTTGTTGAAAATAAGTATGGTACATTATAAAACATTTGACATATGGAAGAATTTATAGATGAGTGTATATCAAGTGGTAAAGTAGTTAGTGGTTATGAATATTTAAATTTATCCATTGTGACTATAATTAAAATAGAAGAAGTTTTATACACTTGTAATGATACTGAAGCTAGAAAGAAAATTTTAAAACTGTTAAAAGTATAAAATGCTTATAACAGTTACCTCAGATGCTTCTTTTGACACTCATTCTAATAAGGCAGGTTATGGTTTTCTTATATCTTGCAATGCAGGAAGGTATTCAAAATCAGGTTCTTTGGAAACTGCTAAAAATATAACTGAGGCTGAACTTATGGCCATAGCAAATTCTTTGCATTATATTGTAAATCATAAAGAGTTATGGGGTGTATCTAAAATTATCTTTAATGTTGATTTTATTGCCGCCCAAGAATTTATATTCAAGCCTGGAGGGACCAGTAAAAGTAAAAAGAAAGTTGCAGGAAAAAGATACAGGCAGATAGTCGGTAAAATAACAGATTATATTGGGATACTGAGAAAAGAGTATAAAGGAGTTCAATTTGAGTTTCGACATGTTAAGGCCCATACAAAAGATGAAAGTACAAGAAGCAAAGCAAATAAATTTGTAGATAAATTAGCTGTTGAAGCTAGAAAAAATAAGTGATTATGAAAGATGAAAATTTACAAGAAGACGGCCTTGGTTATATCTATTATGAACACTCACAATTCCCTTTGCGAATTGTTATAGAGAAGTCAACGAAGATTATAAAAGTCGAGGTAATAAAATATTACAAAGGTCAGGAAATGAAAAAGCTAACCAAACAAAGTAAGATACTCAATACAATGTCCAAAGAACAAGTGGAAGATTACATATTAGATGTAGTATATTTGTTTTTAGATGGTAAAAAAGACAAATAATATGAACAGTTCTTTTATTGACAAAGTACTTCACAGAGAATTTCAACTTCATAAGTACCAATTGTCAAATAGCTTTATTTACAACGAAGAGTCAGATTTCTTTTCCATGACTGCTTCTGGTTATGCACAAGAAATAGAAGTAAAAGTGAGCCGTTCTGATTTTAAAGCAGATTTTAAGAAGTACAAACATGCAAGTTTTAAACAATTAATCTCTGGTCAAAAATACGTTGTTAAAAAAGGCTACATTACTTGGAAAGTCAAAGAACCAATTATGATAAACTTTGTTGGTGAAGATGGTAAAGGGGTTTACGTGGAAGATAAATATGGCAGAAAGAGGCCTAAAACAGTTCCTTCGGGAAAATTCAGAGAATATACAAGTATGGGGAAACCTAATAAAAGCTTTGAATCTCAGGCAATTTCAACTGGTATTAGGATATTTAAACCTATTTTACCTAATAAATTTTGGTTTGCCGTTCCTGAAAACTTGATACCCCTAGATGAAATTCCTGATTATGCAGGTCTCTATTACATTACCGAAGGAGGTAAACTTAAAATCATAAAGAGAGCTCCTTTTATTCATAAAGAAAAACACAATATAAACAAGGTACTATTGGATAAGTTTTATTATCTTAGCCTTAAATTAAAAAGTAGATGAATATGAAAGCATATGAATTAAACTTAGATAAAATAGAAGAAGGTTATAGATACGATTCTGTAATTGCATACGGAGAAACTAGGGGTAAAGCTAAGTCTAAAATATGGGAAGAAATAGAAAATTATGGTTATGGTCCTTTATACTTTGATGGGGAATTAACTTTTTTAAATTTACCAATTAGAAGAGCTAAAGAATATGATAAAATTGAGTTTGAAGGGAAACTAAAAACAAAAAGAGAAATCGAAGAGATTGAAGTTGATAGAAAAAGAATTGCTAAATTAAATAGTTTTCTAAATAATACTGAAATAACTCATTGCTATATACAAAAAGGCTCTTACTATAGACCTGGGAGTTGTGGTTATACTTCTTTTAAAAGTCGTGCTGGTGTTTATACAATAAAGGAGGGAGTTAGTCATGCAAGAAGTTGTGAAGATATTTGGTTGGAGATAATTGATATAAATGAGCACAATAAAATGCTCAAGGATGAAATTGAATCTTTAAAAAGTAGATTGGTATGAATTTAGATAATTTAATGGTGGCCGATATTGAGGCAAAAGGACTTCTTAACGATGTTCATACTGAAGAAGATTTTCATGTACTTTCAATGGGTTATAAGGACTCTAAAGGTAAATGGCATATAAAGTCAACAGATAACAAAGAAGATGTCTTAAAAGTGTTTGAAGATCCCTCTAATGTTATCGTAGGACATTACTTTATACCCTATGATGCTCCTGCTCTTGAAAAAATGCTCAATTTTAAAATTAAGGCTACAATTATTGATTCCTTAGCTATAAGTTGGTATTTACACAACACACAAAATAAGCATGGCCTTGAATTTTACGGAGAGAGTTATGGAGTTCCAAAAGTAAAAATTCAAGAGGAAGAATGGGCAGGACCAATGCCTGGTGAAACTCTAGTTGAATTTAAGGCTAAAATGAAATCTAGGTGTGAGACTGATGTTAAGATTAATATTAATTTATGGACAGAACAATTAGCTTATCTTAGAAAGATTTATGACTCTGATGAAGAAATAATAAGAATTATAAAATATTTAAACTTTATAATGCAATGTTATAGAGAGCAAGAAAAGCAAAAAATACAAGTTGACATTGATAAAGTTAATAAGAACTTAAAACATTTTGAGTCTTTAAAAGAAGAAAAGTTCTTGGCTCTTCAAAAAGCCATGCCAAGAGTTCCTGAAATTACTACTAAAAATAAACCAAAAATACTCTATAAGAAAGATAGTTCTATGAGTGCAGCTCATATTAAGTGGCTTGATTTTTTATTAGCTTGTAAACTTTCAGAGGAAACAGAGGGGCCAGTAGAATATATAAAAGGTTATAAAATTTCCAATCCTAACTCAGTGAAACAAAAAAAAGAGTGGCTTTATTCTTTAGGTTGGAAGCCCCAAACTTTTGTTTACAATAGGGATAAAGATACAGGAAAAACAGATAAAGTAGAGCAAATATTGACTACTGATAAAGATTTATGTCCAAGTATTATAAAACTTATAGATAAAGAACCTGCAATAAAACATTTAGAAGGAATGAGTATACTTACTCATAGAATTGGTATCTTTAAAGGCCTATTGAAAAACTCTAATGAAAATGGATTTGTAGTTCAAGGCTTATATCAATTGGCTAATTCTTTAAGGTGGCAACATTCTGTTATTGTTAATTTTCCAAGAGTCACAGGAAGAGGAGATATTGCAGATGGAAAATGGATTAGAGAATGCCTTATTGCAGGAAAAGGTTATAAATTTGTGCAAAGTGATTTAAGTGGAATTGAGTCAAGGACTTCTGATCATTATACTTTTCATTTGAATCCAGAGCTTATAGAGGAGACTTCTAAACCTTATTTTGATCCGCATACAAAAATTGCTGTTGTAAGTAATCTTATGACCAAAGATGAAGAAGTATGGTTTAAGTGGAAAAAAGAAAATAGTGAGAGAATTAAAAAGGGTTTAAAAGAATTACCACCAGAGACTTTTGGAGAATTATCAGAAGATTTTGAGTATATAAGAAACTATTTTGGTGAAGATTTTAAAAAACTTATGAATAAGCTTAAAGAAGCTAGAAGTAAAGGAAAGACTACTAACTATGCATCTCTTTACCTTGTTGGGGCTGCCACTTTGAGTAGAAATTTAGGTATATCTAAAACAGAAGCTAAAAGTCTTATTGATGCATATTGGGAAATTCACTGGGCGGTAAAAGAAGCTGCAAGTAAATTTAAAATTAAAACTGTTAATGGACAAATGTGGATATACTGTCCTATATCTAGGTTCTGGCACCCAATTAGGTACGAAAAAGATGCATTTTCTGTTGTCAACCAATCAAGTGCTGTATACTGTTTTAATATATGGTTATACAATATAACACAACAAGGTGTTTGGCCTATACTTCAGACACATGATGATGAATTACTAAGATGTAAAGAAGAAGATATACAAAAGTACATAGATATTACAAACGAAGCTATGAACAAGCTTAATAAGCAATTAAAATTAAATGTAGAACTTGCTTGTGAAGTTCAGGTAGGAGATAATTTTGCAGAGACTCATTAATCTTTTAACATTTTATTAAGATGTTATGGTGATTAAGTTACTATATTTGCAGTGTAGGTTAGTGTGTATCTTTTTTATTTGGTGCGCCGACTTTTAAAACTAAATAAATTATGAAAATATACGTAGGTAAAAACAAGAAAAAATCAAAAGAAATAAGTTTAAAAAACCTTCTAATGATAGCTTTTAGTGATGCAAAAGGCTTTAAAAGAGGCAGTGAATTTTCTAATGATACATTAGGTGACAATTCCGCTTCTTGGATAGGTACTAGGCAGTTTAATGAAAAAGGTGCTGTGGATGTCAATATAGGTTTTGATCCTGAAAACGATAATAAAATACTTAATTTAAAGGTTTGGTTTTCTGAGTTTATATTGGATGAAGATAATATGAAAGAAATAATATAAATTATGGATAATTATGCTTGGAACTTAAGTAATACTCAAGAAAAAGAGTATACTGTTGAATTAGAAAAGTTTGAAAAAACAGAGCAGAGAATAGAACTAGATAAAATTTTGATAAGAAGTGGCCATTCGTCTACAGGTAGTGTAACTCTATATGATAATATATTATCTACTTTTGAAAAATATATGTGGAAATACGGGAGTACAAATATTAAGGTAAAAACAGATTTAGTTGCTCCTCAAATATATAAAGTTGGAATGCACGAAATAGAAATAATATACTAAATTATGAGATATATTAAAAACAATTTACAAGAGCAAGACCCCAATTTAACTATAGGTGAGTATCTTGTTATACAAGAGAAAGAAAAAGCTATTAAAGATGCTGAAACAGAGAAACGTAGAAATTGCTTTATTAATTATTTAAAAGGAGAATATATTAAAGTTGTGGATAGTTGTCCTATTGAAGGAGATAAAATGGCTCTTTTTATCAAAGTTGAAGATGTTATTTTTGAATCTCTTACTACTGAACGGGAAGAATTATTTAAAGTTAAAGGAAGTATTTTTAGTTTTTCTGAGGATTTTATTAGTAATTATAGGAAAGAATGGTCTACTACTTTAGATATAAATAATTTTGAGTTTATACTAGAAGATACTTTTAAAGAAGCCTCGGATAAATATGAAGAAATACAAGATATTATTAAAAACTTAATAAATTATGAAAAAATTACAAATTAAATTAAATGATGAAGAAGGCAATTCATTTTACTTAGAAAAATCAGACAAAGGTGCTGTTCATTTACTTGATTACGAGGCTGAAACTATACTTGTTTTTACAAAAGACTCAGAAGTAGACTTACTTTCAGATACTATTAAATACTTATTAAAATAAATTATGGAAATTAAAGAAAAATTAAAAAAGGCAGTAGAATTAAAAGAACTAATTGAGACAACAGAGTTGGCTATAAAAAACCTTAGTGAAGCAAATACTGAAACAAGCAAGGATAATGTGGTCTATAAAGAGGGACCTTACAATTTAAATATATCAGAATATGGGGATGGATCTGGTTGGAATCTTGATTTATCTAGATATTACGGTAATGGTAAAATTATCCAAGTTATTAAAAAAGAGTTAGACGATCAGTTAGATTTTCTATTAAAAACCGCAGAAAAATTATGAATAAAAGTGATATTATAAGAACAATTGGTGGTTTATTAATAGTACTGTTATTTCCTATACTTATAGGAGTAATTGTATCTTGGTTCTCTGAATTATCTTTGAAATTTTTGGGAGTTGATATTATATTAATAGGCTTGATAAAAACACTAGATAGAGATTAATTATGAGTGGGGTTAAATTAATGATAAATTGCAAAAATAAAGATATAATAAAACCTGAATTTGAATTAATTCAGTTACATTTACTGTTACATAAATACCTTTATTACGAAAAATATAAACCCATGTTGGACGACTGTGGTTTTGATATGGTAGAGCAATATTCTATTACACTAGCTAAAAATTTAGGGTTTAGAGCAGATAAATATTTAGGTCCAGAAGAAAATGAGAAACATCACGTACATTGGATGATTGGGTTTAATTGTAAAAGTATATATTGGGAAGAGACTAAAATTAAATATAAATTATGAACGATATTTTAAGATTTAAATACGAAAAAGGAGTAAAGCAAGTGTTTCCTGCCAACGAACTAGTTAAAAACTGGTTGTTTAAAGAAGGTGAAGAAGATGAAGCTATATTAGCTAATTCTTTGGCAAAAGTTGCCGAGAAAAATAGCTTAAGTGCAAATGATTTACATCACTTGTTTCCTTATGTATTGCGCATGTTGAAAAGTGAAATAAATTGGTCAAAATGAATAAAGTAGGAATTTACCATTTATTTGGAGAGAATAAAGAAGCCAAAAAAGAATTTTACAATTGGTGTAAGATTAATGATGAGTTTTGCGATTATGATTTGGAACATTTGGAGACAGAATTATTTATGCCAGTTATAGATAACACAGAAAAATATATACATTTTCACAAGGGAAATATTTTAGATTGGCTGGAGTCTTTGGGTTATTATATTGGTTTACCTTTAAGAGGAGAATTCAAATTCGTAACTGTTTTGCATTTCAACTTCAAAGGAAATGTTAGTCAAAAACCTTTATATAGTAATAGTGGAGTAAAGTCTCGGACAAGAGCAGCAGAATTAGGAATAATTAAAGCAATAGAGCATTACGAAAATAAATGATTATGGAATTTCAAATAGAACAAAATTACGGTGATGGTTGCAAAGGATATGTGTACTTTAATGTTGAAGATGAAAATACAAAGCAAGAGATTTTAGAGGAGTTGGCAATAAAAGCAATGAGAGAAGATTGGAGTGAAGTAAATCCTTCTTTGTATTTTGCTGCACCAAAACCTGCGAGACCCACAGTAAAAGTTGCTGAACATAAGGATGGAAATAAAGTTAAAAATGGAATTAGGTTTAAATGTAAATGGAGATAAATTATGAAATTAGAATGGGAACAAGTAGAACATAATCACGGAAATGCTATACATAGAGCCAAGGTTTTTGGTGGTTGGTTAATAATGTCCACAGATGACGTGCAAACACAGGTATATGGAGGTTATGACATACCTTGTAATGAGCAAGGATATGAATGGAGGACAAGTATAACATTTATGTCTGATGCAAATCATCAGTGGGTATAATGGATTGGTATAAAGATATTGATTGCAATAATACTTTTCTTTGTCATCGTTATTTTGGAAAGTACAAATATCTTGTTGAAATTTGGGTGGAAGAAACTACCAACTCACTTCGTTTTTGGGCTGCGGTTTCGTCTGGGAAAAAGAGAAAAGAGCTGATGGTGTTTGAAGATAAAAGTACTAAAAGTTTAGGTGGTATTAAAGCTTTACTTTGGGTTAAGAATGCAATTTTAAATTTTCCTGAATATTACGATGAAAATTACTATTGTGAAGGATTTAAAGTGTATATTTGCATTCGGTGGTCTGATAATAAAAGAAGAGATATTTACAGCAGACTGGAAAAAGAAGGTTTTTATTTTATGCCGATTGACAATAACAAAACATTAATTAAAGAAGTGAACTATGAAAATAAGTAAAATAACATGGAATTGGCAAGCAGGTTTTGAGGATTACTCTGATACTTGTGAAGAAGCTGAGGTTGGGATCAATGGTGTGAGAAGCATAGAGAAATCTCTTGGTGGTACGTTATCTTCTTGGAGTATAAATTATGACAGTAAAATTGTACAAGTTTTCAATCCCAATGTAATAACAAAAATTAAATAGTCATGACAAAACAAGAAAAAATAGAAAAATACCTAGCAGAACCTCTTAAAAAAGGAGACAAGGTATATGTTCAAGGTTTGGGAAGTCAAAATAAGAAAAGTTGGACTGGAGTAGCAGAGGTTTCATCTATTAAAGATGGTATACCTTATATTAAAGAACATAATAGGGAAAGAGAAATTACAGAAGAATGGAGAAAAGCTACTTACAATATAGGTGCAGACCCTTTTCCAAAGAGAAGAGATATGGTAAAAAGTATTAATTATGCATTAGAGAGTATTCTATTTTCACTTTTTAAAGAAGATAAGTATGATATAAATGATACTGAAATAAAAACGCATAACTTCAATCCTTTTGTTATTATCAATGGTAAAAAGAATTATTATCAAAGACCTTTAGTTTGGAAGTTGGAAGATAAGCAACTTTTAATTGAATCTATTTATAATAGTGTGGATTGTGGTAAAATATTGATTAGATTAAGAGGTTGGGATGAACTTAGAGAGCTTGAAAAAGGCGGTCACGAATTATCTTGGAGAGATGTTGTTGATGGAAAACAAAGATTAAATGCTCTAAAAGAGTTTTTAGACGGAAAATTCACAGATAAATTAGGAAATTACTTTGAAGATTTAAGTTCTAATGCACAAAATAGTGTCACTAACCATCAGCTTTTTAGTTATTCAGAGCTTCCTGAAGATACTTCTGATGAAGAAGTTTTAAAGCAGTTTTTAAGATTAAATTTTGCAGGTGTTCCTCAATCAAAGGAGCACATAAATTTTGTAAAAAGTTTACTATAATGAAATATACAATAATACATACTTTTGATCCTGTAGGTTTTGTGGGAAATGAATTACAAGAAAAATCAAGCAAACTGGTACTGAGAGATTGGTTAAAGTATCCAAACAACAGTATAGAACATCGGAGAGTTTATAATTTACTACTGGATAAAATAGACTTGGTGCCAATTAAAGAGTTAGAAGAATTTTTAAATAAATATAATTAAATGAAAACAGATAAATTCAAAGAGATATTTGAACATTGTCAACAACAATTTGGCGGTCAAAACGACAGGGTAGTTATAGTTACGGATAATCCTTCGGTAGGTGGTAGATACAGAATACCTGTAAATTGTGTGTCTTCTGGTTTTGATTGGGAGCAAGGGGATATTATAATAGAAGTAGATGAAAAAATATTTTCTCAAAAAATGTGTGGGTTGTCCAACCTATCTAAATTTATATACAGTATAAATACAGACACTTGGGATAAGATAAGAAAAAGTGAGTCAGATGCTGAGTGCAGAAGACTATTAAAAGAAAAAATATAAATTTAAATATTATGCCAAAAATTGAGTTAGTAACAAAATCAGTAGGTACTGGAAGGTACGAAGGGATGTCAGCAGGACAAATTATAGAAGCTGTAGCAAGACATGGGAGTATTAAAGAATATGGTAAACTTATTAAGTTTTTAACAAAGCATAAACATTACTCCCCTATGGAGCATATGCATTATACTTTCAGAATAGAGACTTCCAGAGCTATATCTGCACAATTATTCAGACATAAAAGTCTACATTTTCAAGAGCTATCTCAAAGATACGATGCAATACAAGAAGTAGAAGATATTGATATTAGACAACAAGCTGTTAAGAATAGACAATCTAGTATTGATTCATTTGACCCTTTAATAGGATTTTCTGAAAATAAAGCCTCCTTTATGATTGAAGAACATTTAAAAAACACTCAAAAATTGTATCAAGATTTATTAAATGCCGACGTAGCTAAAGAGTGTGCTAGAATGATTTTACCTATGGGAAGCAAGACTGTAATTCATATTACAGGTAATGTACGTGATTTATTAGCTTTTTTAAATGTTCGCTGCGATTCTCATGCTCAAAAAGAAGCACAAGATATAGCTACAGCTATGGGAGAGTATTTAGAATTGGAGATGCCAGAAGTTATGAAAAGTTTGAATTGGAGAGAAGGTATGTTTATGTAAAACATAAGAATTAAAGGTTTTTATTGGACATACGAAAAACTAAATAAAATAAAATAAAATGAGTAAAAAAAGAATTATATTATCGTCAAAAGCTGCTGGAGGAAAAGACTACTTTAGAGACTATCTAAATCAGCATGAGCCCTTAGATATAAGTTATACTACAAGGCCCAAAAGAATAGGAGAAAAAGAAGGATACACTTATAATTATATATCCCAAGAAAAATTTTTAAACATGCACGAAAATAACTACTTTTTAGAGGCAGTTAATTTTAACAATTGGTGGTATGGTACATCTATGGATAATTGGATGACAAAGAATATATTTATAATGACTCCATCTGGTGTAAAATGTATTCCCGAGGAAGATAGAAAAGATTGTATAATTGTATATTTTGATATCCCCGTGGAAATAAGAAAAGAGAGGTTATCTGAGAGGTCAGATGCTGATTCTGTTGACAGAAGAATTCTTGCAGATGAAAAGGATTTTGAAGGTTTTTCGAATTTTGATATTAGAGTCACTAATCCTACTTACAATGCTTCTGCTTTGTACTACTTAATACTTCGTTATGGAGAGATTTAAAATAGCCTTAGACGTAGACGACACTATCGCAGGATTTTATCCTCACATGTGCAAGCACTTTAAGCGTCCTGAATTGAGAGTTGATATTTGGGATGGTAAAGGAGATTGCAAGTGGGTGGCCGATGAATTTCCAGACTTATTTTCAAACTTGGAATTTTGGAAAACGCAGCCTGTATTGTCCAGTCCCGAAAGTATAACATTTGATTTTGATTATTATTTAACTGCTTTCCCACAAGAGTTATCTTGTCTCAGGAGAGAATGGTTAATTAGAAATGGATATCCAGATAAACCTGTAATATGTAGCGAAGATAAAATTAAAGTTATGTTGGATTTACAAATTGATGTACTGATTGATGATAAACCTTCGACGATAAAAAAAGTCAGAGAAGCAGGATTAATTGGAATACAATTCGTACCTTCGTATATGAATAATTACGATAAAAATGATCCTTTTACAATTTCACATTTATCTCAGGTTCCTGGGGTATTAAATATAAAATAAATTTATGCCAGATTTTAGAGTACTTGCCAAACAGTATATAAGTAATGGACTTTGGGTTATTCCTGTCAGTTCTCAAAAACAACCTGCAATTTCAAATTGGAGAGAGTTACAAACCAGACCTATGACAGAACAGGAAGTTGAAAAAAGTTTCGAGAATTGTTACGGTATTGCTTTGCTCATGGGAGGTAGCCCTAATTTATTTGCGGCTGATTTTGACTTAAAATACTCCTTGAATCCCAATCTATATGATGAGATAAAAGAAAAAATTCCTAAGAGTATTCTTAAAAAAACTTACGTGCAAAAAACAATGAACAATGGTTTTCATTGGATATATAAAATACCTAAAACACGTATGTATGGTAATGAGAAATTTGCCAACAGATACACTACTGCATTTGAAAAGCACAAAATATATCTAGAGTACTATAGTGATCCTAAAACCAGAGATTCAGCTATTAAAACTGCTGCTAATCATAAATCTTTAGTTTTATTAGAATCAAGGTCGGGCTCCCCAGAAAGATGTGGTGGGTATGTATTAATGGCTCCAACTCAAGGTTATGCTCATGTATATGGAAAAATAAATGAATTAACTGAAGATGAGTATGATATTTTAATTGAAGTTTTAAGAAGTTTCAATGAAGTAAAGGAACTGGGTAAAAGTATTAAAAAATATGATAATTTTGAGTGGAAATTATCTCCTTGGGAGGATTATAATGACAGAGGTGATATTGTGGAGTTATTGGGTGGAAGTGGATGGACTGTCATGGATGAAAATGTTAAAAATATAAGATTCAAACGTCCAGGAGCAACTAGTGGTTCCAGTGCGTTATTCGATAAAGACAGTGGTATTTTTTCGTGTTTTAGTACTTCAACTTCATTGTCAGTGGATAAAAGTTACAATCTATCTGGTTTATATATAGAACTTGAATGTGATGGAGACACTAAACTAGCTTACCAAAATCTAGTAGGTATGGATTTTGGTATTAAATAAAAAATGACTATATTTGACACAATTATAAAAAATAACATATGGCGAAAATAATAAGACAAAGTGACAATTTAACAAAAGAAGGATTAATAGAGTATATTAAGTTTAGCAAAGAAAATGTGGGTAAAAATGTATATATGAAACCTGAAGTTGGGTATTATTGTATACTTGGTAGGAATATACTTAATTTAAATTGGATGACTTCCGAAATAATAGAAGTCATATCTGACACTGAATTTAAAACTGTAAATAGTCATTATAAAATAGAAAATTAATATATGAAATTTAAAGATCTTACAGATGTAGATATTGAATATCTTGAACATATTTATTATGAAAATATGAAACATGTCCAGAAAATGGAAATACTTTCTAAAAAATTCAAGGTTACAAAAAGAACTATTAGGCGTTGGTGGAAAGAGGAGTTAAAGCTAACAGAAAGACTTTCAACTTTACCTAAACAACTTCAAGATGCACAAAAGAGAGAAATTAAAAAAGGAACTAATATAATTTTATATACTTCTGCTCAAAATAAAACTGGTATAAACTCCAGATTTTTAGAGAATTTAGTAGCTTTTAAAATATTTTTAATTGATTTAGGTTATAAAGTAGAAATAATCATATCACCACAAAGGTATCGAAACCCTACAAGCCCTTCGGAATCTGATAGGAAAAAAGCACAATTATGGTGGGTAGATGAAGTTGTACCTTATTTGTTTTACGGGAAGTATCAATTTGGAGATACTTTAATATCAACAGATAGTAGAATTCGCCCTACAGCAAAAGACCCTTTAATTGGGTATGAAGTTCTGGCCAAGGATAATAATTTGGTATTACCTCACTCTAAAATACATTTTAAAACGTTACCTAGATTTAAAGGGCATCCTCTTAGAACAATGTCTACAACAGGTTATATCACAAATAAAAACTATAGTGATAGTAAAGCAGGAGAGACTGCTTGGGAACACCATTCTTACGGTTTTGTTATTATAGAAAAAAAGAAAGATGGTACTTGTCATATCCCTAGAAATGTCAAAGTTAAAAGTGACGGCTCTTTTATTGATATTAATAAAGAAGTTAAAAATGGTGAAGTAAGTATTATAGATAAATGTGATGCAGTTGTTATGGGAGATATACATGCTTCTGAAGTTAACGATGCTGTATTGGATAAATCTTTTGAATTATTTTCTCTTATTAAGCCTGATAAAATTGTTTTACACGACGTATTTGATGGTTCGACTGTAAATCCTCATGAAGTTAAGGATATGTATATCCAAAGACAAAAAATAAAACAAAATAAATACCTTGTGGAGGATGAAATTAAACATTCTTTTGATGTGGTTGATCTAATTAGTAAATATACTAACGAGGTTCACATTTCTATTTCAAATCACGATGTTTTTTTAGATCGTCATATTAATGATGGAAATTGGAAAAGAGACTTACATAACAGTCCTACATATTTGAAGTATGCTTACATTCAACAGACAGAGGATTTATCAGATTGCGGTAATATTTATGGTTACTTATTAAATGAAAGATTTAAAAATAGGCCTGTTTTTTATATGTCTTATGGTGATAGTTTAAAGATCCAAGGTTATGAATGTGCTTTACATGGAGAGCATGGGACAAATGGTTCTAGAGGAAGTTATAAACAATTCTCCAGATTAAATACTAAAATGATACATGCACATACTCATTCACCGATACTTTTTAATTCTGTAACTGTTGTTGGAGTGTCTTGTAATATAGATCAATATTACACCCGTAGAGGCCTCTCTTCTTGGGCTTATGCACACAGTATAGTTCATCCAAATGGTAAAAATCAACTTTTAGTTCTAGGAGATGATTTGAAAATAAGTGGACTTATATAAATCTGTTAAAATTCAGTTAAACCCTACAATTAATTTTGTGGGGTTTTTCTTTTACCATATCTTTGGTATATGGAAAAAAAAGAACTTATTGGTCGGTTTATGGGATATAAACTTGAAGAAAAAGATTATCAATACAAAAATTTTCATTCCTCAAATGAATCAAGCTGGGAGTGGGATAAAGGTATTATAATTACTTTAGATGGACATGAGGTATCTGATTCTGATAATGAAGCTATATTTAGCTTTGAGGATTTAGAATTTGATAGTGATTGGAACTTGTTAATGTCTGTAGTTGAGAAGATTGAAAGCATTAAAGATAATCATCATGGTTATTTTGGAGTTTATATAAACAGTAACTCTTGTACAATACAAGGTACTGATTTAAGAACAGATGTAAAACAAGAACCACCTATATATTATAGTAATTTTGTTTTAAGTGATAAAATGCAGTCTACTTATCAAGCAGTAGTGGAATTTATTAAATGGTTAAATAAACAAAGTATACAATGGGAAAATTAATATTAATGTACGAGACTGCTAATTATTTGAATAAAGAGCACGTTGAAAAAACTAAAATAATTCAAGAGAAATATGAAATTATACAAAAAGAAAATTATTTAGAACTATCATGGAAGAACAATTAATAAAATTTAAAACAGCAAAATTAGCTAAAGAGAAGGGTTTAGCACAAAAACTTTTTAATACAAGTTGGTATAATGAATTAGGTAGACGAAATGGAAGGTCTGATATTAATTTAGAAGGCAAAACTTTTAATACTACCTATAGCGAATCCTCTAACCCAGAATCTTTAAAAAAGAGTGATTTTAAAATAAAAATTTATCTAGCACCAACACAATCTTTATTATCAACTTGGTTGAAGAAAACTCATGGTCTTTATGCTTATATAGATTGGGTAGACGATGAAGTGGTTATTGTGGATTTTAAGAATTCAGAAGGAGAAGAACTGTTTAGAGCAAATTGTTATGATTTCGTGCCAGATTATGAATCAGAAGAGGAATTATTAGAAGAATTATTGCAAAAAGCGTTAAAACTAATTAAATAATCATGGAGATAATACCTTATAAAAGTAGAGATGTAGATTTATCTAAAAAAGTCAGGATGTACAGGTGCTTGAATAAAAAAGGGTTTGTTTTTTCTTTAAGTCAAAAGGGAAAAGTAATAGGTCACACTAGCGATATTGTCTTGAAAGATTGTAGTTTAATTATAATGGAGTCTGGTAAAAACAGATGTTTAAGAGAGAAGCAGAGAAATGTTCATGCTTTTGTAGAGGGTTTTGTGGCAGCAGACACAGATATAAAACTGGCTTTTTCTTTTTTACTTAATTATAACCCTTATGAAGATAAAAAATTTCATACTACTCACTTCGATGAATTATCTAAATGTGAAATAGTCTACTTGAAAAATAATAAAATATACTGTCAAATTTAATATAAATAATTATGGATAAAAATAAAATAGTAGAAAAGATAGAAAAAACTTTAGAAGTTTTTAAAAATACACTTAATACTCTAAATACAGAGGAAAATTTAGTTTTAGGAGGTTCAACAGCTCTCAGGCTTCACGGTATAAATACCAAGAGAATTCCAGAAGACTTGGATATAATTCTTTTTTCCCCTACAATGAAACAATTTAACTTTCTAAAAAGCATAGAGGACTTCAGTGATTTTACACAAGATAAGGGTTATGAGCAAGTTTATAAATTCAGAAAAGTAAAGGATAATATAACTTTTACTTTGGATGTCTTAATAGAGCATTCCGCAGTGCCTCAAAACTTACTGCTGTTGAAAAGAGGAAAGTTACTAATTAAAGTGCAAGATATTGACAATACAATTGTAGCTAAATCCAGTTACGGGAGAGATAAGGATTTAAAGGATATGTTAGATTTGAAAAATTTAAACTTTAATCCCTCTAAGTAGTATGACAGACGGACATAAACTGTTTTTAACAGTAGGATACTCTTTTGATTATACGAAAAGTCATTTTCATCATATTGCAGCTTTTGATTGTATTTCACAATTCTTCGAACACAGGAATAATATAAAGGGTTATATTGATGATGAAAAAGGGCCTCGTGTAGAAGAAGGTAGTGATTTGGCTATTTTTTATGATGAGATGTATGAATCTTTTGATAATGGAGATATTGGGAGTTTTGTTAAGAATAAATTACTAGAGTATGAGATGTATGAAGTTCTCCAGCAACTAAACGAACCTTTATATGGTAAAGCGTTGGAACTTAAAAAAGAATTAGAAATCCCCAACAATAATTAAATTGTCAGGGATTTCGGGTCCTAAGCGAAATTGTATAAATCCCTTAATTAACTTTAAGGGATTTATTTTTATTCTCCAGTAAAGAAATCTTGCATCATCAATACTGCTGAATCTGTTACTCCTTTATTATACATTTTATATGTATTTGTAACATCTTCCAATGTTTCTGCATCGTGCATATCATATATTGCTTTTGCTCCTGGAACGTTTTTTACAAAATACCTTTGTCTTTTGGATAGTCCTTTGTACTTATTTGAAGATATTTCCTCTCCGTCAAATATTTCCCATAAGGCCGAGAAATCTTGTGCGGATCTTAAAGTAACAAGAGGACTTTCTAAGGTACCAACAACATCTCCAACAATTCCTGTCGATAAATTTGTGCTTGCCTCATTTAGAGTTCTTCTTAATATATAGTTTGTCAATCCTATCATATAGATTTCCTCATTGTCATCATCCTCAGCAGCAGCGAATATCATTGAAAATATTAATACCATCGATAAATACACACCCATTTCTTTGACTACTCTACTTGTATTTCTTACTTTCAATTCATAATCTAAAAAAGCTTCGTTATAATCTGCATTATTTTCAGCATCTGTTTTACCACTATCTTTGAAATTTTCTCTTTTTGGTTCTTTATAGAATTCTTTGATATCCTCATTTCTCTCCATCATTTTCATTGGGTTTCCGATTATAGAGCCCATTAATCTTCCTAATGTTCTATAATGTCCTTCTTCATATAATCCTGTATCAAAATTTAAATGTCTATCTTTAAATTTATTTTGCAAAATTATAGAGGCAAATCCTTTGTGCAACATTGCCATTGACCCTATTGCGTGTCTTTGTGCTGTTACTTTCATTTGTTGGGGTATTTGCCCTTTTATAACACTTAGTTGATTGGCCATTGACCTGTTTATAAATCCTTTTGCATCTTTTAGATACTTATTAGTTTCCTCTTTGGTTTTATTTGGAAACTCATTATATATAGTGTCATTCCAAGTAAAACCGTCTTTAGTGAAATTCATATAATTATAAACAGATTTTCCTTCTTCATTTTTCCACAGTCCTTCTGCTGCTTTTTTCTCCATACCATCTCTGGTTTTCTCTTGTATGAATTGTCGCATGTTGTATCGTTTGCCATCTACTATTCTGTTGTCAAATAATATAGAAAGCATCACTTGTGGTGTTATAGGAAAATCTGCTGCTGCGTGAATTGCCATTGCAGATTTTGAAAATAACCTTTGAAATGGTCCAAACTTAGCATTTCTTGTTTTTGAAGTCATATCATATTCTCCAAATGCCTGACCCATCAAAGTTAATTTTGAATTATCAACAACTTTTGCTTTTAGGGCGTTTGAGGCTGTCTCGCCCATTAGAGTTTTATACTCTTTGAAAGCTAATTTAGCAGATTCCCTGTTGGTTTTTTCTCCTACAAAATCCTCTACTTTTTTAGTAATATACCCAGTTGTAAGCCCTGTAACTGCAATTGGCAAGGAAAAACCTAAGTTTTTTATACTCACATATTTAGTGAAACTTCTGGCTACTTTTGCTAAATCCATTTCGAATTTACTTCCTGGTATTATGAACTTCTTAGTCAGTTGTTCAGTTTTACCGTAAATTGCACTGTCTATGAAAGATTCTGTCATCTTCAGAACATTTTCTAATTTTTTACCTCTGCTGTGTCTTTTGTTGTTTAAAAGTATATTTTGCAAAGATTCTATGTCCGATAGAACTTCTTTTTTAGCTTTATATTGACTTGACTTAGCTACTAATTGAGTTAAAGCCATAAAATGATCATCTGATACATCATTAGGGTCTTCTAAATCTCTTGTGTAATATTTAGGTAATAATTTACTTTTCTTGAAGTCTTTCTCCCCATACGCCAAGTCATCTATTCTATAAGCTAATCTTTCTTTGAATATTTCTACTATTGCAGACCATTTTTCTTTCGTAGATGCATTTGAACCTATAATAGCCCTTATCTTTTCTGTAGTTGTTTTGGATATTTGGACAGGTTTATATAAATCTTGTCCTTGACTATCCATAGATTTAAAGGCTTTCTCTTTTGTCTCTAAGTATAGTCTTCTTACTTCAAATTCCTCTTTGTTTTTTGTAGCTTCCCCTTTTTTATTGATTGCAAAATAATTTGAGTATTCATTATTTTCGTACTTACCTTTTTTAGGTTGCGAAAATCCTCCTTTATAATTTTTATTATAATCTGGATTTAAAATATAACCGTTATTATACAAATCACTCTTGTATTTTGTATTCTGAGAATCTGTAAGAGTAGTTAACTCTCCGTTTTTTTCTTTTTCCAAGAAATCCTCTAATTTACTTTTGTTATTTATTGCCTCAAAAGTCTGTCCTGATATTCCAGAAAAAGTATCCATTCTTGTAACTTCTGAATCATCTAATATACTATTGTTTATAACTACATTTATATATGGATCACTATACATACTGTCAAAAATATTTAATATTTTTTCTCCTGTATTAAATCTCTCTTCAATAGTTTTATATCCTTCTGGTGCAAATCTAGTGAAGTATGCATATAAATTACCTTTTGCATAACTTAATTTTGTCTCTAGTAAATTAGATCCTTTGTGTCTCGCCATTAACTTTTCCTCTGACTCAGATAAAGTCAACCCTGCTTCTGACTTATTATAAGCATTGACTACTCTATATATATCCTCTGTATTTGAGTGAGGTGAATTTCTTAATTCTAAGAGTTCCTCAGCGGTTCCTTCGGTAATTCCTTTTTTCTTTAGATAGTTTTTATAAGATTGATTTACAGATTTTACTCCTGCACTTTCATTCTCGTTTTCATTTTCAGGGATCTTTAAACTTCTTTTTAATGAATTTATTGTTAATGTGTACTCCCTCACTTCTGACATGTCTATTTCATGCATATTATCTATCTCTATTGGAGAAGATGTATTTCTATTCATTGCAATAAGTGCTGATTTTTTTGCAGAGAGTTCTCTTAAAGTTTTTATGTCATCTTCTCTTCCAGGATTTAATGTGTCCAATTCTGGATTTTGCAACATGCTTTCTTCTCCTAAAGATTCATAAAATTCTTTTGACAAAGATACATCTACATTGGAAAGTAAAATATCCATTTTTTGTTCTTGAGAATAATTTGAACTGCTTATAAGTTCTCTAAGAGAAGTTTTTAAATTTTGATTTTTATCTTCTTTCTCAACAATGTTGTTGATATAATCCTCATCTATTCTATGTAAATCATAAGCTATTTTAGCTGCTGTTCTTTCAATGTCATTGGAAGTTTCACTTAGGTCCAATACTAAACTTCCACCTGTTGCTAATTCAATACCATCTTTAGGTTTAGTATAATCTATTTTAAGTCCTTTTTTAAATCCTGTTATATCTGAATAGATACTTTTTCTGTTTTTTCTGGTTTTTGAAATATCATTCAGTTCACTTTTAGTTTGAAGTGATAATATAACTCTTCCATCCTCTTTTCTTGCTTTGTTTCTTATAGATGCTCTCGAAGAAGATAGTTCTTTTAAGAAGGTTATTGTCTCTGGATTTATATTTAAATTTTTATACTTTTCTTGTATCTCTTTGTAATATAGAGGATTTATTATAGGTTCATCTACTCCTAATAGTCTTTCTTGTAAAGCTATTTTGTAATTACCAAAATCAAGCTCACTTAATTCATTTAACTTTAAAGTTTGCTCTCTTTTTGCTTTTCTGTAATTTTCAATTGTATCTATTTTTTCCTTGGCAAAGTCGTTGTAAGTTTTGAACATTACAGCTTCTCTGTCATCCAAATGTTTTTTGGTATCGTAAGGCCCTTTTAAATGACCATTTTCATCGAACATATTTGCAAATTGTTCTTTTGTAAAACCTACTTCTTCCATGTAATTTGTAAATTCAGCAGACATTTCTTTTTCATATTGATTTGCCATCATATCTGCTTCCCATATTTTTATCCCCATCATATTCAAAATAGGATTAGATGCATGGTGTATTTGTCCGAAGAACGAGAATATAAAATTAGAATCGTTTATTTGACCTTGTATGGCTTTTTGCATGTGGTCTCTTGCAACTTCTTGTTCTTTAATTCCCAATTGAGATACTACAGATTCAAGTATTTCTCTTACTTGATCTGTACCAACTGAATTGTTTTTAGATACAAGACTTGCTATAATATTATTATTTTCTTTAATTTTACCTACTAATTTGTTTTTACCTTTTAAGTCGCTTTCATTTATTTTGGCCAAACCAGTTTCTAAGTCGGAAAATAGGCTTTTCAAATCCTCTAAGTTTTCCAACATTACTTTATTTTGTTCACTTAGACCTTTACCTTGTTTCAAAGATTCTTCTAGTGCTACTGTAGTACTGTTTATTAGCTTATTTGTAGATTCTATCAATTTTTCTGTAACCAATGCAAGCTCTTGATTAGTTGCAGTTTCCAAAGATACTCCTGCCAATTGTCTTTTGTAACTGGAGAATTGAGGCTTTTCTGATAAACTATTAAATGTATTTATGAGACTTTCTGTTACTGGTATAACTTGATCGGACAGGGAGTACATTAAACTGATATCTTTGGACTCTTGTATATCTGATTCCGATAAAGTTTCTTCTCTTTGAATTACAAATTTTTCAACTGTGTTATTTAATTCTTTTAATTGTCTGAAATGCTTACTTGTTATATTTAACTTATCGAAGAATTGTTCAATAATGTCAACTAGTTTTGCTAGGAAAGATTGAGGTTTACCTTCTGTCTTACTTAAAGTAAGATTTTTCATTATTTTTCCTAAAATCTCTTTTTCTAATTTCTTTTGGTCGCCTTTGTATACTTCATTGTAAACTGCATAGTGCTCTTGATATTCAGGACTACTTTTAATGAAATCAGATAGTTCTGCCAACTGCTCTTCAGTCATTGTTTCCACGATGATATGCATTACCTCCTCCGTTAAATCTTCTAAATTTATACTGTTTGGGTCTATGCTACCATCTTCCAATTGAACTCCTTTAAAAGCAACTAGTCTATTTGCGATATCCGCAAGTGCTTCTACTGATGGAGATAATTTATTTTTTAACTTGAATTTATCTTGATAATCCTTAAGTGATAAAGTACTTATGCCCATATCATTTAAAATAGAAAATAAATTTAATCTAAGATTTCTTTCGCTGATTTTTTCTTTTTTACTTACTACAGTTTTTTGAGAACTACTACTTAAAATAGCATCACTAACCATTCTGTGTGTAGAACCTTCCTTGGATGGTTGTACCTTTACTTCTTTAATTTGTATAAGTCCATCTTTAACTTGGTAATTTCTTTTTGACAATGAAGCTGATACTTCTTCTTTGAAGAATTCCAAGGTGTATTTTTGTTGTTGAGGTGTGTTTCCTGTGGTAGTATAAAAAGTTTCACCGTTGTAAGTTACTTTTTCTGGTTTTATTACTCCATCAAAGATAAAAGCATTTATCACTCCTTCAGTTGTTCTTTCGTCTAAAGTTGCTGGAAGACTTGCTATTACTTTTCCGTTGGACACTATATTGATAGTTTTACCTTGGGTATTTCTCAATGCATCTTCAAATGAGTTGTATTCTTTATCTTCCGATTTTATACTGAACAGTGGTGTTGCACCTTGATTTTGCTCTTTTACCTTGCTTGATGCTTCAAATATATCTGCTAATAATTCTTCAGATACATTTTTTACCGTTCCATTTTCGTCTACACTGTAAATAGCCAATATTTTGTTAGAAGGTATTTCTTTTTTTACCTTTACATATCCATCAATAACATCTATTACAGCTTTGTTTTCACTAGGGTCATTTTCTATCATCACAACATAGTTTGGTTTACCTTGTGTCGGCCTTAAATCCGTAGGTGCAAAACCAGATGCATAGTTAAAAGCTGTTCTTGGGGCAGTTCCATATACTGTAACTCCTGCATCAACTTCATCTCCTATATTATAAGATTGATTACTTTGTATGTACCCATTTTCTCTTATAAAGGCCAATTCATCAGGATGTATTCCTCTGAACAATAAAGATGCAGATTGTCCAGTAAGTGTTGGAAAATCAGAAGTTTCTCCAAAAACATTTTTTGGATATAAATGTGGATTTGTTTCTTTAGGATATATATCCTTTAGTTCCATATTTTTTATATCAATGCCTTGACTAGGGTATTTTATTTTGTTTTTTTCTATGGTTTTAGAAACAGAGTCTTTATAATTCTCCAATAAATAGTCTATCATATCCACTTTGGATCTATCAGGAGCACTTTCTAAACTTGCCTCTTTGAGTATACTTTCTTGAATACCTTCAAAAAACTCTGCCGTATCTACAATACGATCTTGAATTTGTTTTTTATTTATTCCTATTGCTATTTCATCCTTGCTCCCTTTATAATATGCACGAAAAATAAGCTCATCTCCTACAAAACCTTTCTCTTCTTTTATTTCAATACCAGATAATCCTATTAACTTATCGAAATTATCCCATGCATAACTTTTTGAAAGAAATGGAGTCCCCATAAGTTTAATACTAGCCACCCTATATTTTTTAAGCATAGAACTAATCTCTTCCGACTCTTTCATTAAGCTGTAAACTTCTTCTTGACTCTTAGGTAAGGTATATCTATCAACAGGTTTAAAATTAGCTTTTAAGATTTCATCATATATTTGAACAGCTTGTTCTAAACTTTCTACGTGCGGAAGTTTAGCAATGTTATTAAATACTTTGGATTCATTCCCATTAGAGTCTAATACTTTTATGATCTTTCCTTGACTGTCTCTTGTAATTTTACAATTTGCCATTATAATGGTAATTTTAATTTAATTAGTGTTGCTTTTTCCTGTGCTTCCTTGTCTTCTACTTTAATATTGTATCCTTTTAGCATTTTTTGGAAGCTTTCACTTTGGTAATCGGATAATTTTGTCGGAAACTCTATTTTACCTGTATATTTGGTAACTCCCTCCCTGTTAAGTACTGTACTATTATATTTATCTAATGCCTTTTTTATGGTGACACATTCTTCGTATAATTCTAACCCTTCATACTCCTCTAAAACAAGTAAAGTGGAATATAAAGGGTATCTTTCAATATAAGATAAGTATGATTCAACTCTAGCAATCGAGTTCGCTTCCTTCTGTTGTGGTGATGTCTGTTTTTGTTGTGTCAACTTCTATATTTGAGCTCGTGGCGTTTCTATTAAAGGGTGGTGCAACTTTTGTTATTATGAAATTGGAATCTAATTTAGCAATGTATTTATACACATAATTCCCTTGTTTATTAGAGAGTACTTTTTCATATATATCTCCTTTGTATTGTATAAAAGGTTCACTGCTTTTGTTGATAGATATTGTTTCATAGTCTATAATTTCAATTTTCGAATTGGGTTCTGGTAAATTCGGATTATTAACTGCACTTATTCTTTGAACATTATCAAAATCCTCTGCAAATATAATCTCTTGTGGGTTCTCCTGCAAGTCTATATGTTTATTTATTATGGAATATTGTAAAAGAGCATTGTAAAAATCTCCCAACTCTTCTTGGTATTGATCTATTTTTTCTCTTGATAACAAATCGTCTTTCATAATATTAGGACCTTCTAAGTTGAATTGAGATAAAATATTAATATACAAGTCACTATTTTTAAGTTTTTCTTTTTTGATTAGATTTTTAAAGTCTCCTTTAAACTCCTCTTTTAAATAGTTACTGTTCCCTACAGACACAGCTTTTTTATTCTCTAAGTCTCTAGGTTGAGTATTGTAATATAATTCATATAAATCCACAAGAGTTTTCGGCATAGAATCAGTGAAAACCTCTTTTGATAAATTATCTTCTTTGTTTGCTAAATGATTTGGTAAAGTTCCTTTTTTATACTGCTCATATAGACCGTCTGTTAATTCCTCAACGGTGTACTTGTTGTCTATTTTTCTATAAAAATCACCTGCAACTCTTACAAATCCCAATTCAAACATTTCTTCTTTTGTCTGTGATGTTGGTATGTGATATAGGTTATTAGTATCGGCTATTTTAGATTTAGTTACTAAGGCATATTTATTTTGTAATACTTTAATTAGCTTTTTAGCCAGGGCTTTTATTTTAGATTCTGTTGGGTCTTGTTTTATATCTTCAACATCTTCGTTAAATTCATCGTTGATATCCGCAGGTACTCCTACTTCTTCTGTGTCCACTGTATCTTTTATATCTTCTTCTACCATTTGTTCAGTAGAAACACTTGGTACAACTTCATTTCTCAAAGCAAATTCTATTATTTGTTTTTTTAGTTTTGGTTTTTTAAATGATTCTATTAATGTTAAGTCTTGAGTTTCATTTACTAGATTTTTAACATCTTTGGCTACTTTGGCTTTTGCCAGAGTGTTTTTATGTTTTATAAGTAGATTTTCAAATTCTTTTTCAGACAATTCCTTGTCACTTGTTTTTTCTTTGGTTTCAGTATTCTCTAAGTTTTTGCTTAGATTCATTTTAACTTTTGGAGAAACAAACATTTTTTCATTTAAATCTATAATAATTTCTGAATTTTCAAAAAACTCTGTATCTGGCATATCCTTTATGTCCTTTTTAGAGTATTTTGTTTTTGACTTCTCCAAGGCACCCATCACTTTTTGTGTATCTAATTCCTCACTGCTATTATAAACTGTACTTGGATCAACACCATTTGTTTTCAGCAATCCTATTAACTCAGTTTCTTTCTGGAAATCTGTTTTACCACTTTCCATTATTTCTCTGGCTTTTTGCAATACAACTTCTGATGTTGGATTTAGGGCCACTGGAAAAGCTATTTTAGTATCTCCTTGTTTTATAATAACAAAAGGTGTGTTTTTGTCTTTGGGTATAAAAGATTTTCTCACATCTTTATCATCAATGCCTAAATTACCATTAGTAGAATAACCTCTCCCTACTATATAACTGTCCGCTTGTTTTTGACTTATACCATATGTTACTATGGAACCATCCTCATTTAATTTTATATTAGGTGTACCTATAAAAACTTTCTCTACTTCTGTTTGAAAAGGTAATATAAATTGTGAAGATGAATTTCCATCTGCCAAATCATCAATACTTATTTCGTTATTTTCTATTTTCTCTTTGAATATTCTAAAAGCCTCTGCTCTTACTTTATCGAAATTTGAATCTCCACTGTCTTTTCCAGCTTTCAATAGAGCCACTGTTTCTCCATTTTCAGTTTTGATATAGATGGCCATTTTAGATTGAATTTCTTCGTATCTGATTTTACCTTCATTTAACAAAGGTATCATGTCTCTTACATTGTAACCATCTTCTATATCAACTACAAAATTAAGTTTTGTTCCTGGTTTCAGTTTATAAATTTCCTCTGGATTTAATTTTTCTCCGTTGGCCCCTTCTATTCCAAAATCACTCTTCATTAACTCTCCATTTTGAAATACATACCCCCAAGCTGTTTTCAATTTGTAATTTATAACTTTTAAATTCATTGCTTTCAAGAATTTATTGGCTATTTCAGTAGTGGCCAGTATAAGTCTGTTACCTTTATTGACATCTTTTTGGATTTCAATTACTTCTCCATCTTTTTCCAGTCTGTAAATATCAACTAGTTTTGGATCTTTTTTGGTTCCTATATTTTCCACTCTTACAAAAGTCACGTCAAAACCATTCTCTCTTAATGTACCTAAACTTAAATGAGATAGTTCCAAAGCTTCTCCATCCTTACCTATATTTACATAAGACATAGTTTGTCCAAAATCAGTATTCTTGCGGCCCATAGAATACTCTTGATTAGCTTCATCGACCATTTCAATAACTTGCTCTTTGTTTGGTTGAGTGTTATCGTCAGTAAGTTCACTTTCAAATTTTTCTATTCTATCCAATATGTCTTGTATAGACAATCCATTGGAATTTGTTCCAGTAACTATTCTCCAATTGAATAATTTGGTATTTAGTTTTTGGTATTCTGCAATTTCTTCATCGTTAAAAGTACTTCTTTTTTTAACATTTTCACCTATTTCTTCTAATGGCCTACCAACTATTTTATTAATATCTCCTATAAATTTGTCTCTTAGTTCTTGGTATTTATCTAGGTCTTTTTGTGTTGGTCTTTCATCATCAACTAGGTCATTTTCATCGTTTGAAAAATTAGTTAACAAGAAATAGTTTTTTGATACAAGCTCTCTTAATTGTTTTTTAAGGTTATTTATTTTATCTTGTATTAAGTTTCCAGTTGGTATATCTTCTTTATCTGCTAAAATATCATCCGCTTTAGTCTCTTCAACTTTTTCTTGATTGCTTTTTTCTTTTGGAATTAAGTTTGAATCATCTGCTGATGGCATAATTTCTGCGTCCGCTGGCTTCATGTTTTTCTCTAATTCCTTGGCAAAATCTTGTTCTTCATTTTGAGTTTGTTGAAGTCTTTTTAAGAATTCCAAAGTAGTTATACCTGCTTGCTTTTTCTTTTGCATCATGGTACCAATTCTTTTTAAACCTAACTCTGGATCCATTAAGTCTTCTAAAGTTTGAGCATTCCTGTTCCACATCTCAAGACCTTTCTTGTACTCTTGTGCAAGTTTTTGTATCTTAGTTGCTAATTGTGGGTTTTTAGAATTTGCGATAGTTTCATCTAATTTTGCAAGGTCTTTAATAGTTTGTTCTATTGTATTTGCCTCAACAAAATCATCATTTGTCAGTGGATCTATCGCATCTAATTCTTCCGATATTCTTCTGGTTCTATAACTTATTTTAGATGTATCGGACATCCCTTCTTTGTACCCAGCTAAATTCTCTTCTGCTTCTTTTAGTTCTTCATTTGTTTTTGCTATGTCTGCTTCTGCATCAAGTATTCTTTTACCTATTTTTTGAGCTTCAACTGATATTTTTTCATTGCCTTCTGGAGTAGAACTGATTATATTATCTGCTTTTGCTTTTCTTTCTAATAATAAATTATAATCTCTTTTTCTTTTTCCTAAATACTGCTGTAATCTATTTACTTCAATCACATCTTTTTTACTAGATCTGTTTAAAATATTATACTCTTGTAATGCTTTGGAAAATTGTCCTCTTAATTTAGGATTTAATTCTCCAACAGCTTCTATTAAAGAACTATTGGCCCCTTCCATGTTAGCTTCACTTTGCTTTGTCATTACCATTTGGTAGGCAATAGCTTGTCTTGCTTGGTGCACATCTATATCAGTGGCATCTTCCCAAAGCTCTTTTGGATTGTCTGATATCATATAATCAGAAAATTCTTTGGCAGATTTATACTCTTGTCCTAATTGACTGTATTGAGAAACTAATTCTGTTATTTTTCCGTCTACTTCACTTTGCTCTATGTCGTAATGTTCTGCTAGTTCAGATTTTTTTCCTTCCTCGGCCTTACCTTGTATTTTCAAAGCTGTTTCAAAATCAGCTACTTGGTCGTCTAAATAGTCAAAATCATTAGCGTGTTTTACAGATGTCAACATTATTCTTGATTGAGCATCTGCAATTCCCATTATATCTCCTTTTTCCTCTGCTTTTTCCAAAGCTGTATTTGCTGCCTGTAATTCTGATGCAACTAATATTCTTTCCTCTGCTTGAGTTGCAAAAAGTCTTTCTACTGTTTTTGTACCTGTATTGTTATTTAGATTTTCTGCTTCTGCTACACTTCCTGTTGCAGCATTTTCTTTGGTTGCTCCACTTCCGTCTTGTTTTCTTCCAGCACTCCTAGCTTCTGAAAATAATCCTTGTTTTGGATTAGATATAAAATTAGAGCCCTCTCCTCCAATAAGACCTATTAGCATACCCAAACCTACTTCTTTCCATCCTTCTTTAGTTCCATATGTATGTGAAAAACCATCGTACATACTTTCCACTAATCCCATTGCTTCTTTACTTGGATTGTATCTTGATGTAAGGTAATTCTCCATTGCAGAAGATGCTGTTGCTTGTCCTCCTTCTTCAACTATACCCTCGTAAAAAGGATTTTTAAGTATGGAAGTTGTGAAACCTAATCCTCTTTGTAATTTTGTTCTTTGTATTGCTTTGGATGCTCCTCTAGTTCCATCTTTGGCTATTTCAGTTGTAACTCCATTTCCATAAAATAGTTTATTAAGATATTTACTGGATGTTTTAAAAGGAGATGTTACTCCGAATGTATTGCCTAAAATTGCAAAGTTTGAAGTTCCTACTAATGCCATATTGGTTGCCCATAGCATATTAGTGGTATTTTCTAATTCATCATTAAAACTAGCTATATCTTTACTAGTTGGTTTATAACCATTTAAATTTTCAAAATCTCTGTAAAAATTATCCTTTTGTTCTTTTTTATAGAGTCTGGCTTCCATACCTGCTTCAAAACCTGCTCCTGTATAGGTAAATCTTAATAAGTTAGCTGTTTGACCTATCTTACCTCCTTTTTTAGCCCATTTAGTTTTTTCTAGTAATTCTGCACCTCTTATAAATTTCTTACCTCCCTCTGTTGTAGTCTTTGCTCCTTTTGTTAATGTTTTTGCAAGACCAAAATATTTACCATATCTCAATCCTTGTCTGGCCATTGTAGTGGTTAATGATGCTCCTCCAGTTGCCGCTGCCCATAATGATTCAGATATAATTGTACCTGTCATAAAAGATAGTCCCCCTAAAAAGTCATCTGCCCAAAAATTAGCTGTCCCCATAGACTGTCCAAAATTCAAATCTCTCTCTCCCTGCTCTCTGTAATTAGCAGAGAAGTTGTCCATTTTAGAATTGTAGTCGTCTAACAGGTCATAAAAAGAGTTATCGTATATATTCTCCCAATTACCTTCTGCAATAGCTGAAATAGCCCCATATGCAGTTCCTAGAGTTCCTCCTACTATATTGTTTACTGTCTTACCTACAAACTTCCCTAAACCATTAGTCCATTTAGATGTTGTTGATTGGTTTTTAGCATAAATATCTTCGTTATCTAATCCTAATGTATACCCTTCATCATATCGAGTTATATAATCCCCGTTGGATAATTTGGTATAAGCATCTTTTATATTTATTCTATTTTCTTTAAAACCTACCTTATTAGAATCTTCAGATTGAAACATAGAAGAGAAATAATCAGCATTTTCAGCCTTCTCATCTAATTTTTCAAACTGAGTTAATTTTTCATCTGCTTTAAATTTAATATCATTATATACTAAATCCAAAGGATCTATCTTTGGTCCCTCTAAGTTTACCAGTGACTCTGTTAAATTATCTGCCATTTGTTGTTATTGCTGTTTTATAATCTAATATTTGTTTTTGTGTGTATATAGAAAGAAAAGCAGATGGTGCTCCATAATAAACTTTTTTAAATAAATCTAAGGAGACATTGTTACCCAATGGTATTTCTCCTACTTCTGTATTTGTTTCTTTATTAAATATATTTATTATGTAATCTTCATCTAATCCTTTTGATATTTGCATAGAATAATTGTGAGTATTTTTTTGAAAATCATCAAATTGTGCTTTTATTTTATTTCCCACCTCTGGGTACATATTTAAAAGTTCATTAGTTTGTCTTGTAAATAATATTTTTTTAGACTCTGACTCTGATGCTAATCTTCTAAATCTATCTTCTCTAGGTATATCTCTGTTTAATAATTTATTCAGTCCTATATTTTGTTCCTCACTATTTCCTATAAATCTTATATCTTTCATTTCAGAGTTTAAATCTGATAAAGTTTCAGCAGTGTATCTTCCTTCCTCATTTTTAATATACTCATTAAACAAAGTCATTTGAGGTATGTCTGTTTTATTTATATCCGCTTGGATTATAGTTTGATTGGCCACTGATTCTTCTCCTTCTACTTTCGTGAAAGATTTTGAAATTTGATAAATTTTATAACCTCCATCTGGTTTTGCATATATATCTATTGGTCTTCGGTAATCAAATGCTGCTTGACTTGATACTTTATTTGCTACTTCCTCCCATATAGGGGTTACATCACTTTTTTCAAGACTACCTTGTATTCTAATTAAATTACTGCCAGCTACTGTAGTAAAATCTCTACCTAATTCATTTTCATAAAATTCATCATATTTTTTATTTGAAAACTCGCTTGATATTTCAGATTCATTTCTTGCAGTAAGATCTGTATCTCTTAATCCAAATCCACTTCTTAAAGTCTCATAAACTATACTTATATTACTTATTCCCGTACCAAAACTTCCTTTTTCAAAGTTACTTTGAGTTTGGTTTACAACTTTTGCAAAGCCTGTATCTTTATTTTTTAATTTTAAAGTGTAATCTCCACTTTTTTCTTTTGTTACGTTATAAGTATCTTCTAAAGTCTCTCCTGTTACATCCTCGGCTGCTTTTCTCATAATTTGGTACTCTCTATCATCTATTTTTAAGTTACCCTGAGTTGTAAAAGCTTGTTTATATGAATTAAAAGAATCTACAAAACCTCCTAAAAGAGGTATATTTGACTCCTCTATTTCAGATTCTCCTACTTTATCAAAAAAACCACTTTGCGATAAATCTACTGTTTGTAAAGCTAAAGAAGATTTATATTTTTTTGCTTCTTTACTATTCCCATTTACAAAAGTTTTATATGACTCACTGTCTTTTACTCCATTACTTTCCAAGTACTCTCTCATATTAACGTCTCCTTGCGGAAGACTCATTAAAAGACCTTTTTCATCGTTCAATACTTGATCTATAACGTCCTCAGATAAAGCTCCAGTAGTAATATATTTATCGGTTACTTCATTTTCTCTTTTATTAACTCTCATTACTTGTTTTCTTGCATCCTCTACTTCCATTTTAACATTTGGAGGTAAAAACGTGGATCCAAGTTCATCTAAAGCTAATTTATTCAATGTTTGGTCAGATATATTTGACCCGAATTCTTTTATTACATCTGCTCTTTTTCTTATTTCATCTTTCCTAGACTTAAATATATCTTGTTTTTCAGTAGGTAAGCCGCTAATAGCTGTACTTATAATTTTAGTCTCTTGTTTTCTCAAGTCATCTGCTCTTGTTCTTGCATCTCTTAAAATATTTACTCCATCAGGTAAATTAGTTTTACTTGTTAGTGTGGATATTTCCCCTCTGTAATTAGGAGAGCCTCCTCCTACATTTGAATCTCTTAAAGCTTTTAAGGCTTCTTTATCATATGTCTTAGATAACACTCTATCTTGTGTAAACATGCTTGCATAGAGCTTCAATCTATTGTTCATTAACTGTTGTCCCCCTATAGTCTCTGCTGTTTTAGATAGTAGCATATTCTGCTCAAATTGTGAGCTATTTGATTCTAACTGATCTATTTGATCTTGCTTTTGTTGTTTTTGTCCTTCCGTTAAACTATCATTTTCATCTTTAGATTTTTGTAACTTATCTATTTGAGTTTTATATTCTAATTTCTTACTCTTTATTACACTATCTCTGCTATTCATTGCAGCTTGATTATCCATACCATACATCATGGAACCATCTATTTCCAACTGTTTTAAATCATTTGAATTTAACTGTACTCTAAGATGGCTTTCCATTTCCTCGGGAGTTACTTGGGATATCTTTTTCTTTATTGTTTCTCCTGTTTTCCAATCTTGTATCTCTATAGTATCATCAGGTAGAGCAGCTTTCAATCTTATAGCTTCATCTGATATTTTTTTATCAACGTCTGAATATTCTAAATATTGAAAACTTCCTACCTCACCTGAATTACCAGATAAGTAGTTATTTACTCCGCTTTTTTGGTATGCATATTGAAAGTTTTGTTGATTCAAAGTGCCTTTTTTACTCCTATCTTGCTGGAACTGTTGTATCTGACGTATTTTTTTAGTGTTGGCGACTTGTTTTAGAACTTTTGGGTCTCTTGCAGCCTTTGACAGAGCATCTTGAATTGAAAATCGAGCCTTCTTGCTTGAAAAATTTATAGAACCTGTATCGCCTAGTGTATTCAATACACTAGATACTTTTTCTTTCAAATATCCTCTATCTTCTTCACGTATCAAATCGGCACCTAAAACTGCCTCTACAGATTGTTGCATTATACCGTAGTTTTGATCTATGGTATTTTGTTGATTTTTTAAAGTGGAGTCTATATAAGCGTGATTTATAGAACTTGTTGGTTTGTTAAATCTTCTTGGTACACTGTTATAATTCATATGATTGTAATATTTGCAAATATACTAAAAATTATTGGTTTGTACTATTTTGTTTTGCCATTCTATTAGATAAATCTTTATTTGAACTTCCTTGTTTTCTTTTGAAGTTCTGTCCGTCGAAATAAACATCCTCATTACTAGCATTAGCTAAATTTAAATTTTGTACATCCATAAATTTCTGTTTGTTTATAGATTGAAGTTGTGAGTAATAGTCATTCAAGTCCCTTTCTTGATTAGCTTGAGCTGTATAAATTCTATTTTCGTAACCTTGGTTATAGTTATTGTTTTGATTTTGCTCTCTTTGTTGTATTTGAGCATTTGTGTACGTGGCTCTATCTTTACCTTGTAAATTTTGAGTATCTACTTTGTTTCTAATATCTGATTCTTGATTTTGTGAATTACCTCGCATATTTGCTAAAACTGCTGCTCTCACATTTGGACTGAGACCCTCAAGACTTTGTACTTGAGATTGCTCTCTATTTCTTATGTCTTGTAAGTAAGGATCAATTGCAATTTCATTGGCTGAAACTCTATCATATCTTGCAATAGGTTTTATAGTTCCTTGTAAAGAAGATGGAGGTAGAGGTTGCTCATCTGGAAATAAGTACATACCCATTCCATTATTGTTTCTCGGTGTATTAACTTGTATATTATCATTACTGTCGTTGTTTTCAACAGGACTACCGTTGTTTTCAACAGGTGGTCTTCTAGCTTGTAAACTTGGGGTTGGATTATTTATATTTAAAGGCTGTATTCCTGCGGGTGTTAATTGCTCAAACTGTAAACCCTCTGTGTAAAAGCGTTCATCTTGTGTTCCAGCCATTTTTTTAGTATTGTAACTTATAGCTTTATTTTTAAAATCTTCAAAGTCAGAAAAACCAGCCTTATCTTCTTCTGATAAAGTGTCCCATTTTGCAGAGTAACTTATACCACTGCTTTGTCTGCTCTCAGAACCAGGAGTACCTCTTTTTATAAACTGTCCATTTCCAGTAACTTCCCACTCTCCAGATTTAACTTTTTTCATGGCTTCTTCTCTCGTTACTTTCTTTCCTGTTTTTGGATCTGTATCTCCTATTTTTATACCATCTTGATATTTAGGTACTTCTTTCTTACCTCCGTATTTAAAGTTCTGAATTAGTTCTTTTGCTCTGTCAATGGATATCCCGTATTCCTCAGCTAAAGAACTTAATTTTCCACCATCTTCAAAAGAGTTATTTGTTTGTTTGTCTTTTGGTTTAGAGTCTTCTTGTATATTAAATAGTTCATCAAAAATGCCTTTCCTAGCTTCTTCAATTGGTTCTTTTCTTTGCTGTATTTCTTTTACTTTTTCAGATAAAACTTGTATGTTGAAATCTCTTGTAGTGGTATCTTCTACTTTTTGTTGATCCCCTATTTTTTTCATCATACTTGCTTCCTCCTCTACTAGTTTGTCTAGTTTAGTTTTTTTCCTGAATTTATCTAGGACGTCTGAGTATGTGTTTTTGGCTTTTAATTTTAAGTCGTATTTACTTGCCAAAGATTTAGCTTGTTGTGCTCCTAACTTTAATTTATCAGATAACACTCTGTCCTCGGCTTCCATATTTACTTTCTCTCCTCCTTGTGAGTGTTTGTTTCCCACAACTTCTGCTATATCTCCTTGGTTAGTTTGGAAGTATTCTCCATCTTCTATTTCAGCATTATAAACCCCTGTTTTCTCATTTTCCACGCCGCTCATATATTCACTAGTAATCATCTCTTCATCTTTCTTTCCTCCGTTAGCTAAATAATCTATTTTACCTCCGTTTTGCATGTACTGAGCTACATTTCTATCCTTTTTTAAATTTTTTAAAGCTTCTGACATTGTGTATTGTTCTCTATTGGCTTGGCCCATTCCAGACATAATATTTCTTCCTAAGCCTGCTGCAACTTTTATTCCTGCAACTGTGCCTCCTAAAGCATCTCCATTTTTTATACTTTGTCCTAGATAATTCGCAGCAGATGGTAGGTCTACTCCTCCGTAAGGATTAGGCATATTATAGTTTCGATTGTTAGCCTCCTCACCTATTCCTAAGTCTTTATCTAGATCTCCCATTGATTCATCTAAATCAGCATCAGCTTCTTTTCCTGCTGCTTTTATAGGGTCATATAGGTTGTCCGCTGATGAGTCTTGACTTTTAAATTCTGCGGAATTCATAAATTCTTGGTTTTGCCTAGCTAAATCTATTTCGTCGCTATCCTCGTCTGTAAATACTCCTCCAGGAGAAAAATTATTGATATCTTTATACCCACCATTCATAAACTTTTCAATGTTTATTTCAGTAGACTTACCAGATTTAGTATCTTTTATTTGTGTTTTTCCTTTGTATTTTACGATTTTATATGCCATTATGTTAAAATATTATTAAAAAAAATTTATATTTGTTATTTTATTGTATCTTTGCTTTATAAATAAATACCTTATGAAATATTTAAAGATCTTTACTTTTTTGTTACTTATGTTGGTAATATCATTCTATATATGGAATCCTATTATAAAAAATACTCACCAATATTTGCCTGATGATGTACCTAAGCACTTAGTTCCAGAAATATTAAATGCTATAGACATGACGTTCGGTGTATGTGTTTATTTGATATATGAAACAGGTGAACTTTTGGGACTATCTTATAATGAAACTAATATTTGGATTTTTGTAATAATAATGCCTTTTTTAATATTGCTTTTATCTATTTATTGTATCTCTTTAAAAATTAAAATAAGAAAACTAACTCTTTGCTTTCCCAAGTAAGTCACTTTTTTTACCTAGGTTTATAAGTGCTGCGGTGGGTTTCCATTTTTCTCCTTTTTCTTTTGAGAGGAGTTGTTGTTTCCTTTGCTCATAAGATGCCTGTGCCCTTTTAATTTCGTAACGTATTTTTAGTTGTTCTTTTATAGGAGCACTCTCATATCTACTCATATCTATACTTTTGCTATCTAACCTGTCATTATATACATCTTCTGGGCTTCTTCCGTCACTTATATTCCCTACATCATTAAAGTCATATACATCATATACATATACATTTCCATCTGGTCCTTCCATAATACTCGCTTGACCTAATGTTAATAACAAAGTTATTTCTTCTTTGTTATTGTAAAGTGATGATGGGTTTTCGTATACACTGGACATTATATCTGAGACTCCAGATCCTTTTAAGTCGGTACCTTCTCTTATATCATCATATCCAAAATAAGATTGTAGTTTCCCATCTTTAACAGCTAGTTTTTTCATCTTTTCTATTTCATTACTGCTAAAATTCTTTTCTGTTAAATTAGAACCCTCTCCTTTTAAGGATGAAAAACTCCTACTTATAGCGGGCTTAAACCTACTTTGAGTATCCTCCGAAATCATTTTTTTAAGATCATAAAAACTTTTTTCAGTATCTTTATCCCATATACCTGTTTCATTGCCAGGAGTATCTTTAAAATGTGTATTCATTGTACGTTGGAACCCACTTACAAAATCCGATTTAATAGGTTCTTCTTTAAGGATTTCCTTTATACTGCTTGTTGTAAACCCAGACAAGGCAGCTACTGTATTTTTACCTACTACTCCGTCTTTTTTTAATCCCTTATCCTTTTGGAATTGTTTAACGGCATCTCTTGTATCTTTTCCTATCTTACCATCTACTCCATATTTTCCTATATCATAACCTAATTCCTGTAATTTTGTTTGTATTTTCTTTGCTTCAACTTCATTAAATCCTTTTTCACTTTCTCTTTTATAGCTTACGATTTTGTTTTGGTTGTCTATGTTAGAGATATTTAATTTTTCTTTTTTTGGTGTGTATAAAGAAGTGTTATTTTGTTGGAGCTCACTCTCTAAATTAGCTTTAAAGTTTACATCTTCTTTTGCAGTAATGCTGTTATATCTATCCTCTATAGCTTTATTTAATTCTTGCTCTTCTTTTTTTATTTCTAATAATGGATTTTCTTTTGATATCTTGTTTTCGTCTATTTTTATATTACCTAATATATTACTTGGTGGTACATATAAACTAGAAGAGGTTTGCAATGTGTCTTTTTCTAAATCCTTTTTTAGATTGTTTTTATCAGTTTTAGTGGTTAGACTTTTATAACTACCATATGTGTCCGTGGGTTTTACTTCTTTATTGGTATTTAAACTGTTCAAATATTCAAATATACTAGCTTCCTCTTCTTTAGATACTTTTTCATTTTCACAAGGTGGTTGTCCTGGCCCTCCACAATTACTTTTTAAACTTCCTCCATCGGCAAAACCTTGTGTGTAAAATGAATCATCTCCTTGTTGTATGTAATTGTATAAATGTGATAAATCTTGTTGTTGTGGTTGGTAAGTACTTAAATCTTGTTGTGATTGTGTTTGTTGTTTAAATGCGTTCACAAAGTTATCTTCTTGTGTTTTTACATTTTTGCTTTTTTCTTCTTCTAATATTTTTCTTAAATCTTGTTCTGTTAATGGTTTTTCTTCTTCAACTTTTATTTCTGGTAGCGTGGCATAATTAGCAGGTACAAAAGTGTTGTCAACTTTTATTTCTGGTAGCGTGGCATAATTAGCAGGTACAAAAGTGTTGTTAATTTTTCTCTCTGGATAGTCTACTCTGTATACCCCTTCTTCTGGTGTTTTTACTTCTTTTTTGTCTCTTTTTTTAATATCTGTTTTGTAGCCTACTTCATTGCCTAATTTTATTGCATGGCTAATTCTAGTATCATTATCTGCGTAATCTTTGTGTGGTCTCTCATAGTGTTGTGAGAAAGCTAAAGTTGCATCTTCGACAGTTTTAGATTGCTTTACTTTTCCCCATGCTCTTTTTTCTGTATTATTTAACTCCCAATCTATGAACTCTAACTGTCCTTTTAGTGTATTAAAATCGTCAGGTCTTATTTTTTTTAAATTATCTAACCTGTCACCTCTCCACTGTGCTACTCCATATGCAGTGTTATTATCCCCAACAGCGTTTGGTCTGATATCCGTATAACTCTCTTTCATTAAATTCCCTACAATCCCTAAAGCTACCTGCGGCGTATATCCTTTTTCTTGTACAAAAAAGTTATAAGCTATTTTTGCATTTTCTTTTGCACCTTTATCTCCTTCTATTAGTGTTCTTATCTTCATTTAACTTTGGGGATTAATTGTCTGCTCTGCCCATCTAAAATCTAAATTATGATTAGTATCTCCATTTCTCTCTAATCTAACTGTAAAAAAGTTACCTTTTAATCTTTCCAGTGTTTTCTTGTTGTAAAAAGATGCAGCTTTACTGTTTATAGTCTTGCCTATTTGATTTTCATCCCACAACCATATCGGTTGGTTATTTCTATTACTAATTACACGGTTATAGAAATAGTTCATATTGTATCTGTAATTATCATAAGAAATTAAAACCTCTTGCGTGTTGTCTATTTTTGTTATTGGATATTTGGATAATTGAGACAAAGTACCATTATTTAAAATTGGTATTAGGTTTCCTGAATTTTCATAATTATTATAAATTGTCGCAGTTGTAAAAGGATTTTCCTCTATTGGTGCAAAGTCATACTCATTATGATATCTCCTTAGTTGTGCATTCCAGCTAACATCTTCCAATCGTTTGCTAAAATAATCATTTTTTACAGGATACTCAATTATATAAGGAAATTTTTGACCATAAAATACTCTGTACGATTTATCGGTTAATAAGTGGCTCCAAAGTCCTTCTCTATCATCATCAGAATTCATTCCACTTTGAAAATAATCTGAGTGATTTATATAGTAATTAGGTGCATAACTCATATAACTTTCCCAACTACCTGTCTCTGGTTTGTAGGTTACAGTCCAAGAAACGTCTTTAAAATATAGAGGATTAGATACAGATATATCTGTATAACTATCATTGAGAGTAGTGTCAATAGTATCTACACAGTCACAAGATGTATCTCCAAACTCATCTACAATTGTTGTACATCCTGCTGGGCATTCTACATTTAGTATTTCCGTAGTTTTTACGCAAGTAAAATCACCGTTATCTTCTACTAATATATAATCTTCTGGGCAATTACAATTCATTTATTTTATATTTATACAGGGCATTCTAAGTCTAATATCTCCCAAGCCGTATTAGAAATACCTGCCACTATTATACTCATTTGTGTCGGTTCTGCTGTGGTTTTATTGAAAGTAAGCTTTATATTACCGTCTGATGCTAGAGAAGAAGATATAGGATAATTTGCAACTACTCCTATTTGATTCCCTACGCTTCCGTTAGATCTGTCTGTACCTGAATAATCTGCTATATCAGCACTACTATAGTTTACAGCTATAGTACCATTAGGTTGAAATGTACTGCCATCATATAAAAACTTATTGAAAGATGTAATATTTTGAATTTCAGTAACGGAATTTTGAACACTGTCACCTACAAAAAGAGAATCAGCAACTATAGCTCCATTCCATACCAACTGTATCCTATCAGGTACTGAAAATGAATTAAATTCTACTGTTACTTGCCCTGTGTCAGATCCTACCGTAGCGTTAACTTCATAATATCCTTCTTGTCCATTTGCTGAAAGGCTTCCTCCACATGCTATTGCCACTAATTCAGCTGTTACAGGTACAATAATTAAGTCTCCTGTACAACCATCAATTTCGTTGTAAGGTGTAATAGTATAAGTCGCTGTCCCGCCTCCTGTCAGTGTCTGTGTAATTGTATTTCCAGATCCAGAAGAAGCTCCTGTTACTCCTGATTGTACTACTGTCCATGTGAATGTTATGTCAGCAGACGGGCTGGCTAAAACTATGGTAAATTCTTGTTCTTCATCTATAGTCAGTGAGCTTGGTGTTGCAGTTGCAATTATCACTGGTTGGTCTTCTATTACTATATTTAAACTAGGATTAGATATGCAATTATCCACATCTGTTACTGTAAATGTGTAAGTACCAGGGTTAGCTTTAACTACGCCCAATGCGGATATTTCTATTATGACAGGGGTAAAAGTGTAAGTATTTTCTGCCTTATATCCAACTATTTGGAAACTTCCAAAAGATTGGGTACAAGTAGATTGTATAATTGCACCTATTTCTGGTACTTCAAATACTGGTGTTGCAATTTCTATCTTTGTACATTTTTTATTTGCACTATCGTAAGTATATCCTTCTGGGCATAAATTTATCAAAGTGTACTCTTTCGTACATTCATCATTCTCTTCGTTGTAAGTATAACCTTCTGGACAAGATGCCACTTTTTCTTCTTCGCATTTTGTATTATTTAAAACAAACCCTCTACCATCTATATACTCAATACAATCATTCAAAGGTACATAGTCTTTTTTTGTCAATAATACTCTTCTATATTTACTATCATATCCCCAGTGAAGTCCAACTCCGTTATAAGCATTGTCCGCTTCAATATAATTAGGGAAATGTTTACTTATTTTAAATGGTAAGTGGTTTTTAAACCATATATCCATTCCGTTGGGCTTTTCACTTGAATATCTAGATATTTCTTGTAGATTATTTCCTCCTGTGTAATTGAACACTTGTCCTCTTTTTGCATCAGCATGAAAATGTCCAAATTCACAAGATAAAGTATGTTTAGATTGTGATCCTCCATAACCCAAATCTGTATCTCTTAGAGTCATAGCTCTTTTTGCAAACATTCCTCCATTGCCTAAGTCAGCATTGTAATTTGTAGATCCATCTGTAAATTGGTTTACAGAGTTTTGTAATTGCAAAGCATTTTCAAAATACATTAGTATTTGATTTGACTCTATACTTTTCAATCCGATTAGATTCCCATAAGTAGATTCTAAAGTAGCTTTATCATTGGGTCTATATAATAACCAAGGTTCTGTTATGCTATTTTCATTTACATCTGGCAATGAATATATAACTGTATTTTTATTGTATGCTTTTTTTTCTTCATCTTCTTTAGAGTAATAATCTGGCAGAGTGAAAACTGTATTTAAAATGTTAGTTTGCAAGTATGCTTTGTTATAGTAAAAATTTTCTTTTCTTGTCAAAGATACAGTTGAAGGTTGGCTAATTAGCTCATAATCTGTATTTTGAGGATAAAATTGTTCCCAAGGTTCTTTTCTTGCATTTCTAAAATTAGTATTTACTCTAGTTTCACATAGGAAATTAGTGTATGAAATATTATACAAATAAAATTTACCAGGTGGCTCTACATAAAAAGTATTAGATGAGCTATTACAATCAAACTCTACATCGTAAAAAATACTTGGAAATGTTTTACCTCCAGAAGTAAATTCACTATTGACTTTGTAATCTATATAATACTTTGGGTTGTCTCCATAATTACTGTTAAATTTGTAAGGGAAAGGAGTAAAATCTGCTGACCCTAATAAGTCTGTATCAAATAACCTAGCTTTTCTTTTTTTACTGTGCCTTGAAATAAAAGTATCCCCGCCTAAAATACCATTACATATACCCGTGTCTTCTATTGGTATACAATAAGTTGTATCTATCCATTTTATACTCCCAATAGTCCCATATTGATTTGGTATGTAATTTTTAAAAGCAACGTATGGTGATACTATATTTCTATTTTGTTCTGGACTTTTACCTTTATGGCTTCCTATTTCAGAGCTTAATATTTGAGAAGAGAAAGTAGGATTTACACTTGAATTATCAAAGTTCAAATACTCAGGACTGATATTTTCTATAGGATAATCTCCTAAACTAAAAAAAGGTAGTTCTTCTCTGTCAATATTATTTAGCTTAAGGTTTTTGCCAGAAACTGTGTCAGAAACATTTAACATTCCTGATTTTAAATACTTACCAACTGTTAGTCCTCTAAGTCTATCACCATCTGTTTGTAATGGTTTTAAATAATTATAATTAGAACCCGAAGAAGTATAATATCCAAAGTTATATGGTGCTCCTAAATTTTCAAAAGTTTTTTCCCATTCTAATTTATACCTTCCATATCTAAAAATCACTCCTGAAAATAATTCTATCCCAAGTAATGCTATGTGAAACCCTACTCCAACAGGATTAGCTGAAAAAACAAACCCTGCATCAAATCTCCAAACTTCTGCTGTTGAAGCTAAGTTTAAAGCGGACTCTGCTATTACTTCCAGGGTTGCTAATGTCTTGGCTAAATTTCTAGCTTTGTCTCCTAATATTACCATTTTAGCATGGTCGTCTACAGGTAATACTCTGGTATTTGATTTACCAAACATATATCCTTGTAAAGACATTTCATTAGGAAGAGATGGTTTAAAATAATCAAACTCAGGAGATATTACTTGCATTTTATCGAAAGGCTCATCTTCATTGTCAGGAAAGTATTTATCTTTACCTAACGAGTTGAAAGGGTAATTAAAATAACTTATATCTTCTCCATCTACGGTGTATTTTTTTGAATTAAAAACTACACCACTTCCTACAACTGACCTATCTAAAGTAGAATCAGATCTGTATATTTTATAATCTACTATTTCTCCTCTTTGTTTGTCAGTTAATAAATTATTATCTACTGCAATATCCAATAGATTATTTATAACTTCACCATCAATGGTAAATCCTAATGGAGATATTACACTATCTGAATTAGAAGCAATACTATTACTTCTTATAAAAGGACTTATTTTGTTATCTGGTAGCTTGTAATGCCTGATATTTTTACATCTAAAATCTGCATCCTCTGAAAGAGCCAGTACATCTGCTGTCTCATTTTTTTTATATATTTTTAATTTAGATAGGAAATCTACATTTGTTATGTTACTTTTATTTATTAATAAATTAGAAGAATCGAATAACTCCTGATTGTCAGGATATGTATCAAAACTTTCATAGTAACCTAACTCTCCATATTTATAAGGTACTGGTTTGCAACTATCCAATATAGGAACATTGTAAGTACAAGAAATATTGTACACTTGTGATTTTTCAAGTCTTATCTCCTCAAAAGTTACATCTATTTTAGAGTATTCTAGTTTTCTAACATTGACTGAAAATGCAGAATTAAGAGGTATAGTGATACCTGTATCTATTATAGGTAAAGCAGATTGTGCTGTATCTATATACCCATCTTCTCCTAGTCCTTTTGACATAGATAAAGGTAAATCAATTACCATATATATATACCCATCTGTAACTGAAGTACTGTTTACAATATCTTCACTAATAGGTATTAAAGCAGGTCTAGAGCCTAATTCATAAATACTCCCAAGAGAAAGTGTTTCTATACCATCTTCATCTTCATAACTAGATGTATCTATAGGTTCATTTGTAAAACAGTTATTGAAAAAATGAACTCTGATATTTCTATTTTTAAAATAAGGTACTCCTAACCCCAATCTCCAATGCCTTAAACTTGGATCTAATAGTCTGCTTATCTCAACTAGTAACGGTACTTTTTGAGATACATCAATTCTTAACCATACTGCCCCTTTATGTATTTTGCTAAGAAATTTGCCTCCAGAAGATAACCCTCCTATTTCAGATTGCGGAAGGGTTACAATAGTATCTGGATTTGCATTTTTATTCTCCAAAGCATTTGCAAATAAAGTTTCATCCGTAGTATTATCTGCTGTCAATTCCACTCCCAAATAAGGGTGAATAATTACTTGCCCTGTATTTCCAGACGAGTACTCTAACTCTCTCAATTCTATAGCAGCAGAACAGTTATCTGCATAAGATACATTGGTTCTTTTATGCAGGGTTCCCTCTATTGCTATTGAATTATTGACTGCATAATCATATCTCAGAGAGTATTGCTCTGAAAAAACTGTATCATCAGCATCAGGATCTTCTCTTCCTTCTTGAAAAGCTTTAAATCCCTCCGCAGCTCTAAGTCTAGAGTAATCTTCTACTTTTTTATTTGTATAAACAACCTGTTCATCTATTACCTCAGATACTACTATTTTTTCGCTACTTGTATCTAAAACAGGCTCTTGACAAAAGTCAAGGTCCACTTGTGGTACATTATTTAATCCTATATATTGAGATGCGTCTAAGAAAGCACATATATTACTTAAAGGTGATGAAGTATAAGGAGGATTTATATTACAAGAGGGACCATTATCTTCTATATAATTCTTTAAATTTGTGAAATCATCAATAAAACTAGTAGCTATACTAATTAAATCTGAGGGTATTGGTTCTATACCATCTGTTAAATCGTAGACCTCAGTACTTGAATTCCAAGTAGTGGGTTCGGAAGATGTGGCGATAAATTTTAAATTATTGACTGTGTAACCAGTATTACCAAAATCATCTGCTCCTTTTACATTTTTTATAAGGTATGTTTTTCCTATTTCTAAAAATCCTTCTATTTGAATTATAGTTTTAACTGCTGTATAAGTAAGGTAATTTTCTTGTTGGGATACAGTTTCTATATCTGAACTTGTAGGGCATACTCCTGTTTCAGTGGCTGTGTTGTAAAACTGCCATCTTTTTGTTCTGTCATTTATATCACAATCTTGCACAACGTTAGTAATAGAATTAAAATCATTTCCAGGGAACATATCTTTTAATTCATCTGCGTTTGGTGGTCTTGGAATAAAAATACTAGGGTCAGTTCTATAACCATCTTTCATTCCAAAGTCTATGGCTAAGGCAATATTTTCATCTCTATTATAGCCAATATATTTGTAAGAGTCGGCATTAGAATACAAATCCTCTTTTGCTCTAAATGACATCCATTGCACTCCTAAACCTGCCAAGTTAATTACAGGCTGTAAGTTTATAGGCTCTCTTTCTTTAATACCGTTCAAAAGTAGCATGTTGTTAGAAGTAGTGGCTCCATCTACTCTTTCTACAAAAGGTTTTACTAAAGAAAGTGTAGTGTTGCTAATAGCTTCCCCAGAGTTATTTGATATAATTATAGATTTATTGAATGTAGTATATATTCCTGAAACAAAAGATGTAAATACTCCTTTAGATGTAAAATATCTAACTACTATTTTATAATACTTGAATCCTGCATCTATATTATCTAATTCAACTTTAATTGAAAAATTAGTTTCTTTATCATTATCTTCTTGTTCATGAATGATATTCCCTTCATCCCAAATTGGCACTATAGGTGTTAATGAAGTATAAGAAGTAAATTCGTTGCCCAATTGGTCTGAATAAGCTCCTAGTATTTCATAACTTCCTTTTTTCAAGTTTCCTCCTAAAGACCTATTGTAAGTTTTTGTTTTTAATTCCGTATAAAGTTTATACACTCGTATTTTATCACAATCTAAACAGGTAGGTGCACCATCATTACCGCAATTATCGTCTCCTGTAATTTTGTATTGTTCTAAGTTGTCTAATTCTATATATCTAAATTCTTTGTTTCCAGGAGTAGATGTCCAAAATAATTTGGTACCTATATTTTGTTCTTTTATTATAATATCAATTATAGGATGCTTAATATCAAAGCCTAGACATAAATTGCAACTATCTTCTAGTAATGTTGTATATTCTTGATGTTCTACCTGTGTCTGTTCTTCTAAAGGATCTGGTTCTATATTAATATCATTTACTTCTGTACCCACGTACTCTGTAAAATCTGTTGTATTACTTATGCAACCAATCTCACTAACTTTAGTAGTTGGGTTGGTTAAAAATATATAGGTTTTATTTCTTACAATGTGATTTTTTCCTCCTACAAATTTAAATCCGCTGTCAAATTTTACAGCTAGAATATTACTGTGCTCGTCTGTCAAAGCAAATTGCTCGTCTGTATCTGCTCTACCATTCAGTTGAAAAGAAAACTGTTTTTCATTTAAAAAATGACCTCCAGTACTTCTGTTCATTCCCATTAATGGAATTGATATATTTTTTTGTTTGGCCATTTTTATAAATTTCTATACATATTTTCAAACTTATTCGTATTACGTCTATTATTATTGAGTAGTCTTGTAGACCATCCTACCATTCCTTTGGATATAGTATCACTCTTGCAATCTGCAAAGTACCCATCTCTAATTTGTGAAAAATATTGTAATTTATTTTGAATATTAACATCATCTTCTGATAACCATAAATCTTCTAAAACTTTGCAAACGACAAAGTAAATTATATAATTTTGCAATGTATCTCTTGATGTACTTGGAATAACTAAATCTCCTTTTTCATCTATCGGCATTCCTTTATACCACAGCCAAATAAACCCATCATTGAAATTAGTACTTATGTAATTGTGATTTTCATCAATGGATATGTTGAATTCACTATCATTTGTTAAATTTAAGGCATCCTCTGTACATCTAACTTTGTATACATGGGGTTTTAAATTTAAAAGTTTTGGTTGTCTGTAGTAAAACTTGTATGATTTTTTGGGTATTTCAAAATAAAGTGTTTCAGTTATATACTTGCTATCTTCATCTTCCAAACAAGGTCTACCTTCTATATAATTATAGTAGTCGTTTATATCTGTCCATTCTAAATAAGATATTCTTTGTTGTATATGTTTTTCTACTTTTTCTTCTACATAACCTTCTTGCTCACATTTAACTGCTCCCTTTAATGCCCAGAAATTATCTGGTAATTTAGCTCTGCCTTTTTCGACTATAATTGCAGTTTGATATTCATACATCAAATTGCCTCCAAATTGTTTCAAGGTTTCCTTTATCCAATTATTAATTGAAATTTCGTCAAGTAGCCCCTGCTGTGCATAATTTTTTAATTTATTTTTTATTTCAGCAATTAATTGTTTTCTTGTAAGCATTAGAGTTTATTTTTTAATAAGATTGGCAAGATAAAATAGTATTTAGGTACAAACTTATCGATTATTTCTTTTAACTTACTTTTATAACCCTCTACATAGCACCCATCAAAAGACCAACATAAATGATTGAAACGTTTAAATAAGTTGCAAAATATAGGAGAGTATATATCTCCATCAGTGTGGAAATTTGTTTTTATCTTTCCTCCATATAATTCTACAAAAGGTCTATTATCTATAATTTGAGGTATCAAATAAAAAAAGTCTTTAGCATACACTCCACTTTCGTATTCCATAGAGGCATCTGCTACTTTACTCCATATCTTTCTTGCGATTCTACGGTAATCTGTGTAGTAATTAAATTTTTTTGGGTCTCTTATTTTGGAAGTTAATCTATAATCTTTGTATGCTTCTTTTCCAACTATAGATACCCCTACATGCACTGGTTTATATTTTGGTAGGATTCTCATATTATTTGTCGTTAGAATTTAGATTGGGTTTTTCGTCCGTGGAAATTCCTTTTGGCATGGAGACTTGTTGTAGCGTATACCCTATTATATCCTCTAGTAAACTATCGGGGGCAATAAAATCGTACTCCCAAGCCGATTTGCAATTTTCTGTGCAACTAGAAAAGTTATCTAGTTCATACTGATCTATAGCTAATATAAGCCCTGATAGGACTTCAATTTCTTGTGTTATATATATATAGCCATCCAGTATATAAAACCTGTCAGATATGTTATTTACACCATCTCTTTGAGAATCCAATCTTAATTGGTACAAGGTACTTTCTGTGAATACTGTGAAAATTCTATCTATAGAATACAATTCTTTTATACTAGATCCGTACCTGGTAAATACTAAGCCTAATTCTTTTAAAGTTTTTTTTGATTTGTATAAAGTTTTACAAGATTTAAATTCTACATACTTACATTCAAAAATATTTTTAGGTTCAAATTCTATACAGGCAACTTCTTTGTACAAAGATAAATCTCTGTCTATAGATCTAGTTTGTATTTTTTGAGTTATAAACTTAGTAGCTATGGTGTTACCTACACTTAATATGTACCTATCACTTATATAATCATCTTTACTTAACATCTTAAGCTGATTAGATACTCTTGATACAAATTCTTTATTTTTCATTTTACAAATGTATGAATTTATTTATTATATTAAAAAAATGTTAAAATTAATGTTATTAAACTAAAAGAAGGAAGCACTATTATAGTAACTTCCTTCTACAGAGAAAAAACAAATTCTTTTATCTACTTTATATATATTTTAAATATTTTATAATTCCATTAGAAATACTTAGTGCTAATCTATCTTGGAAACTTTCTGATTTTAGTAATTTAGCATCCTCTATATTGTCAAAGAATAGGCTTTCTATTAATACCATCGGGCATAACGTTTTTCTTAATATATAAAATTGATTTTCTTTATCTAAATCTCCATCAACATAGTCTGGTCTAAAGTTATCATCAGGGAATTCTTCAATAATTTCTTTTCCTATGTAAGTAGCAATTATGTCACTTTCAGTTTCTCCTTTGCTTGTAAAAATTTCAAAACCTCTTGCGTTATGACTAAGAGAAGCATTACTATGAAAAGATATCCCAATAGTTTTCTTAGGATTAAAATAGTTAATTATTTCCACTCTTTCCTCAAGAGGCATATCGACACTTTCTTCTGGAAAAAAAATATAAGAAGGGCAATAACCTAATTCAGATAGGTTATTGAAAACTTTTTTACCTATTTGTCTATTTATAACTCCCTCGCAAATAACTTCTCCATTAGGAAAGGTAAACATTTTATCGGGTGCTGTAGTATATTTTCCATTAGAATCTAATCCACCATGACCCATATCTACAAGTATGTTATAATTTTTCATGTACTATTTTAAATTCCTGATTTTAATGATTTGTATTTTTTAAATATTTTTGAAAAAATTGCCGTTACATCAAAACCCATTTTTTTAAAGTTTTCGAAAACAATAGAATAAATTTCTATAAGGCAACAAAGTAAAATTGCAATTATAGATATTTTTAATTTTGCTTCTGAAAAACTCAGATCAAAGGATTTGATAAAAAACACACTCTCTATAATAAAAGCCAATAAAGTAAAAACCATGTAAAATATAAATTTAACCCCTGATAATTTCAGTTTTTCAGAAGAAATTAAATTAGATTCTTTTAATTTTTTCAAATCTTCGCCTGACAATTCTTTTAATTGCTTTTTTCTTACAAAATAACTCCCACTAATACCACTAGCAAAATCTATAGCCATTAAAGTAAATAAAACTAATAAAGCTAATTTTACGTCAATAACATTAGCTGTTACAACAATAGGTATTAATAATACTATTCCTTTTTTTGAAAAAATGATATTGGCAATTAACTTTGTTTTAAAAAAAAGCATGAATATGAAGGCTATTAAGATTTTAGTTTTCATTATTAATTATTTTTTTTGAAAGTTTGGAATTAATTAAATCAGATATTTTGTGAAGGAAAAAACCGATCCCGAACATTATCAAGTAAATAGAAGCTTGTATTTTTTCAGGAACAAAATCCCTTATAACTTTTTCATAGTCTCCAAAAAAGCGAACTAATATATACATAAGTATAATTGAATAGATAAATTTTGCCCAATTTTTAGATTGTCGAATCCAAAAAACAATAGAGGGTCTATGTTCCTTGTCATTTCTTGACGAAACTTTCCTAAATACCCTTAAGAATATTCCCAGCGTCATTAATAATATTTGAAATTTCCATTGAGCCACGCTTAATTCACCAAGAAATAATTCTGTAAAAGTTTGTTCTTCTAACATGATTTTATTTTTTTAAAGTTGTTTTATTTAATAATTTATTATTGATTTGTATTTTAATTTTTTACAAAGATAGTAATTTTTAACGTTCGGTATTTTTCAAGATTTTGTAAGTGGTGCTTTATAAATAGTATGATACTATTAACATTATCATATAAGGTAAGTATGAAGTCAGCAATGGTATTTCTGTTGCTAAAAAATCCAACCATTCTGCATTGCCTTTTCCATAATACCAATCGTGAATTACTTCTTTCCATGCGTTAAATGAAGTACCGACTAAAAAAACAAATGTTGCAGCACTAAATATAACCCAAACTAAAACTTCTATTGGTACAAAGAAGTAAAAAGCAACTCCAAATATTAAAGCTATTGGTGTGATAAAGAAGGCGTAAATCTGCCCTAGAATTACATGGTCTTTTTTGTCGTCTTCTAAACTGTCTATAAATTTTTTAATCATTTTATTTGTTTTTAAGCAATTCAATTTCTGCTTTTAATTCTTGTATTGATTTAATTAACAAAGGCACAATTTTAGAATAATCAACCGCTTGCATTTCTTCTGCATCCTTTTCTCCAGTTACTGCGTTTGGCAAAACAGCTTGTAATTCGTGAGCCATCACACCGTAACTTCTACTTTCATCTACTTTCCATTTATAGTCATAAACAGGTATATTAGAAATCATTTCAAGACCGTTAAAATCTTGTAAATCTTCTTTTAATCTGTAATCGGATGTAGTATTATAAGAAGTTGAAGAACCATTTGTTGAAATAGTGCCTACAAGTCCATTTGGGTTATTAAATACAATTAAGGCTGCTGCCGTTGACCTTGAAGAAGCCATAAATAAAGTAGCTCTATCTGCACTATCATCAATAAAAGCACTACCATAAACAGATGTTCCGTTTGGTGTCGCTGTAGTTCCGAAATAAGTGTTTCCACTAAATATACCATCAGTTGCACTTACACTAGAAGCGAACTCTGTTGCTTGGTTTACCTTAAATAAACCAACATCAGCATTTAAAACTAAATCTGTGCCATTGTGTTGAAGGTAACCTAATCTAGTTCCAGCTGCGTTTTCCCATTGATAATAAGGTGAAACTCCTTTTACAGTAATTATATTAGTTCCTTTTAAATTACCACTAAAATCACCATCCGTTGCACTTACACTACCTGTTAGCTCAAATTCTCCTGTATCATGAAAGTTTAAGCGAACATTTCCCAAAGCATCTTTCGCTTGAATTATGTATCTAGTTCCACTTGTTCCTCCTGCTTCAATAAACAAACCATCACCACTAGAAGATTGGTTTATAAACCGAGATATAAACTCTGTATCAACAGTATCAGTTACAAGTGTAGAACCAACTATCGATAAATCAGAATTAAAAGTTGAATGTCCTGTACCATCAAGAGTAAGAAGTTCAAGATTACCAGCTACAAGAGCTAATTTATCACTACCAACAGTAGATTCTCTAATCCCTATTATTTCAGATCCATTTGTTCTTTGTTTTTTAATTAACCAATCCGAATATGTGTCATGAGTTAATGTTATTGCTCCTGATAAATCCAATGTTGTTGCACTTACACTAGAAGTGAAGGTGGCTTCATTTGCAGATAAATTACCTGTTAATTCAAATTCTCCTGTATCGTAAAATTTTAGACGACTATTACCCAAAGCATCTAGTGCTTGAATTATATATCTCTCTCCAACAGTTCCACCAGCTTGTATTAAAAGTCCATGACCACTTGTAGAAGTGTTTTGAAAAAAGGATAGAAAATTAGTATCTAGGGATTTTGAAACATTCAATCTATTGTTTACATTAGTAATTCCAGAGAAGGTGGCTTCTCCTGAGTTAGCTATATCAAATAAAGAAGAACCATTTTTATCAACTCTAAAAGGTATACCTGTTGAAGAAGCACCAATATTAACATATACTCCATGAGCATTAGTAGACCCTAAATTTTGAAATAGTCCTGACCAAGCTGAATTTTCATTTGTATAAATTGAAAGCTTTTCTGCATTAACACTAGAAGCGAAGTCGGCTGATAAATCTGTAGCAATGTCAAAGGCTAATGAGCCATTATTCCAAAACTCCATATCGCCAGTATTTCTATCTACTTCGATGAAATTACTAACGTCTAAATTGTCGTGTCTAAAATATAACCTAGGGTTTGCTGCTGTGTTTTCAGTATCAATAAAAATATTATTACTAAATATCCCATCCGTTGCTGATACACTAGATGCGAAGGTGGCTGATTGGTTGGATGCTAAAGTTAAAGCCTGTATATCATTAGTTTTAAAATTTATAGGTTGATTTTCCTTATTTCTTATCTCTAAAGCACCGCTAGTGCTTACAAAACCTATAAAAGTACCATCCGCACCTGTCTTTCCTGTTGTATC